TTTGCGGAGGCTCTTTCCTATCAATTCAATTATCCGGGCTATAGCTTTACATTGAAATTCGAGGAGGTGTGACAGATGAATCATTTTTCCAAGATCGCGACGCTTGAAAAAAACAAACTTTCGACGGATGCGCCGTTTTTGATTTTGGTACAAGTGAATCATACGGCGCTCATCGAACCGATTTATCTCGTGCGCAACACCGAGGATGTTGTTTGGAAGGGGAAGACGTGGACGGCATTCCCAATGGAGCTGGATAACTACGAAGAAGACGGGAAGACATTGCCGTCTCTGAATCTGAAAATCAGCTCGGGCGGAGGTCTCATCACGACATACCTGCAAAAATACAACGGGCTCGTAGACGCAAAGGTGAGCCTCTACATTGTGAATGCAAAACTCTTGGACGTTCCAGATCCGGAGATGGAGCTGGCATTTATCGTCAATTCTGCAAACTATGACGAACAATGGATTTCTTTCACATTGGGAGCATCGCCGGAGATTGCGGATAGGTTCCCGGCGTGGCGTTACCTTACGGATTTTTGCCCGTTCGTTTGCGGTGATATCCGATGCGGATATCTGGGTGCGCTGCAGTGCAGAAATAATCTGGAATCCTGCCTTATTCCGGAACGATTCGGAGGAGAGCCGGGTATTCAAGAAGGGAGGTGATTACATGAAATACGATGATCTGATTGGAACACCGTTCATCGACGGCGGGCGCGACAAAGAAACAGGGCTTGACTGTTGGGGGCTGGCGCGCGAGATGTTCCGGCGTCAGGGCATTGACGTGCCGGACTATCACATCAGCGCCATGCGTACGGCAGAGATTGCACAAGAAATGAACGCAGAGGAAATGGACTGGCTGCGTCTGGATGAGCCGGAAGAAGGCTGCCTTGTCCTGCTGCGCCTTGATGCTGGAGTCTGGGCGAATCATGTGGGCATCTGTCTTGGTGATGGGAGATTCATTCACGCGTACAGTTCGGCGGGAACGTGCATTGACCGCTTGGCACGATGGCGGTCGCGGATTGTCGGATTCTACAGACCAAAGGAGGCGAGACGATGATACAGATTGTGATGGTGGAAAATCCCTTCGAGATGAAAAAGGAAATCCACTCCGGATGCTACAATCAGGGGAACGTCTGCGCCTACGTGGATCCGACGGCGAAGGATATATACCTAAACGGTGTATTGGTCGAAGACGTGGAGCATACATATCCACAAGACGGCGCGCAGCTCATTGTCATGCCGCACATCGAGGGCGGCGGATTGAAAAAAGTGTTGGGATTCGTGGCGATGATCGCCTTGACCATGTATGCGGGGAGTATTGCGGGCGGTCTTTGGAGAGGCGCGCTTGGGAGTGCGTTTGCAGGCGGTACGGTTGGAGCGACACTGGCATCCGGCGCGGTCATGTTTCTTGGTGGTAAAATCATCAACTCTATCTTCCCGCAACAAACACCGAATATGAGCTGGATGAGCGAGCAGGAAACGAGCCGTTCCTATGGCTGGGATATTCCTACACCGACAGCGATGGCGGGGCAAGTCGTAGGAGAGACCTACGGCGAATGTCTGCCCGCGCCGCAGCTTTTGGAGGCGCACGTCGAGACCATCGGAGATAAGCAATATTTAAACCTGCTCTACTCTGGCGGCTACGGTCCCGTCGACTCCATCGACAACATACGCATTGATTATACGGATATCAGCGTTTTTAGCGGTGTGGAGCTCGAGACGCGCCTTGGCACGAATGACCAAACGCCAATTTCGTTTTTCAAGAATACACCGCTCGATCAGTCCGTCGGCGTGGAGCTTGTGAAAGGATCCTCGGTCGTTCGAACGAGCAACAGTAAGAGAGCCTCCAAACTTGAGGTTACGCTTGAATGGCCGGGCGGCTTGTACCACATCAACGATGAGGGCGGGTATGAAAACGCAACAGTCAAATTCATACTGAAGTACCGCCGGGGCAAAGATGATGCGTGGCATAATTTCAAACATCAAGGAAACACAGAATCTGAGTATAGTGTGACGATGGCGACGGCGGACGCCGTGCGCAGGACTTTTTCTGTAGAAGGATTGGAGCCGGGGCAATACGATGTGCAGGTCACGCTGACAGAACGTCCGACAACGACACGATATCAGACGATGACACAATGGACGATCATGACATCCTACACAGACGGCGTATACAGCCGCCCGAACAAGGTGCTTGTCGGGCTGCGGATTCTTGCGACCAATCAGCTTTCGAGCGGGATTCCATCGGTCAACTGGCGTCAGAAAAGAAAGACGGTGCATGTATGGGATCCTGTTGCAGGAGAATATGTCGAAAAGGCAGCGGATAATCCGATCTGGGCGGCGTATGACATCCTGCACCATTGCCGCAAGTTGAAAAACATCCATACGGGCATGTATGAATTCGTCGCCGATGGTGTCGCAAAAGAATCTTTAGGCGCATACTGGGAGGAATGGGTATCGGCTGCAGCCTATGCGGATGAAGAAATCCTTAATCAGGACGGGGAAAAAGAGCCGCGCTTCCGCTTTGACGCCATCTTCGATACCGCGCAAAAACGCATGACCGCTGCACAGAAGGCGGCGAACATCGGTCATGCCGTCATTATCCCGCACGGTCGGAACTATGGCGTTGTCGTAGATCGTCCCGGTACAATGACACAGATTTTCGGTGAGGGCCGGACGACCGTCTCGACCGTCAAGGGATCCTTTTCCTCGAAGGAGGATAGAGCGAGGGCAATTGAAGTCACCTATAACGATGGGGAGAACGACTTCAAGAATACGGTCATGACGATACGCTCGCCGAACTACAACAAGGACAGCGCATGGACGGACAATACAGCGCCGCTTTCGCTCTTTGGTGTCAGGCGACGCTCGCAGGCGTATCGCGAAGCTATTACAGCGCTTGCGACCAATGAGCGGCAAGTGCAGACCGTCACACTCTCGGCGGATATTGACGCAATCGTCGCCGAATACGGGGACATTGTCGGATTCAACCATGCTGTCAGCCGCATCGGCATCGCGTCCGGGCGCATCGTCACGGCAACGAAATCGACAGTCACGCTGGACAGGGAGGTGGAAATCAGCGCCGCGAAGACGTATGAGCTATACATCCAGACGGTAGCCGACACGCTCATCAAGCGCAAGATTGCAGCCCGTGACTACAAAGGCGACACACTGCTCCTAGAAACGCCGTTTGACGATGACCGGATTCCGGAGCTGCATGACAACTACGCATTTGGCGAGACGAACAAGGCGGTCAAGCCGTTCCGCATCGTCGGCGCGGCACGGAACGGCGACATGCTCGTAGACCTGACGCTTGCCGAATACGATGAGGCGATGTATGCGACGGAACTTGACTATGCCAAATATCCCGAAGTGGACTATACGGATACATCCGAAACAGCGAACGTTCTGACCGTTGTTGCGACGGAGAGAAGCTACGAGGCAGGCGACGCCGCCGTTGTAGATGTTTTTGTCAAATGGACGATGAGTAAGTCCGGAAGAAGTCCAGACGGTTACATCGTTGAGCTTTCCGGGCGAAGCGGTGACTATAGCGACCAAAACCGCACGGAAAAGACAAGCTGCACATTTCACAACGTCAAGCAGGGCGAGACGTACGACATTACGGTAAAATGCGTGTTTGGTGAAATCACCATAGGTGGCGCGGCAACCATGCTCAAGGTCAGCGCCGGCACGAAAGCGCCGACGGTAAAGCCGGACGCGCCGCAGAAGCTAAATGTCGTCATGGGACGGACGGTCAAAGTATTTTGGAACGAAGTGACCAATACACATATCGCTTGCTACGAACTGAGGACAAATGCAGACAAGGGGAAGACCGAAGGACTGCTGCTGCAAACGAAAGACATACAAGCGTCCGTTGAGTTGAAAAATCGAAAAGGGACGCTCTACCTGTTTGCCAAAAACCGTATAGGTCAATACAGCGACCCTGCAAAGATTGATTATGAAAAGACCGTGCCGCGCGCGCCGAAATGGCTGAATGTTGCGGGTAAGATGGGTGCCGTTGCCATTACAACAGAAGCCGTCCCGAACGATTGCATCGGCGTGGTTGCGAAACTCAAAGGCGTGAGCACGCCGGAGAGGACCGTCAAGTCGGAATCGCCGGACATGATGGTTGTAGCAGAGCCCGACGTATACGCCGTAAAGGTTGCCTTTTATGATCAATTCGGTGAGGGAGCGGAATCCGCACAGCAAGACGTGGCAGTCAAAGCAAAGATTGACAAGGCAGACATCGAGAACCTTTCCATCGTCTCGGCTGATCTCGATGCGGTACTGGCGAAGCAGCTGCAGGACATGCAGACGGACGCGGCATCTGCCAAACAGACAGCAGGGGCGGCGCAGACGATGGCAAACAATGCAAACACCGCTGCGGGCAACGCCGTCAAGACAGCGGGAGCCGCACAGACCGCCGCAAACGGGGCAAAACAGACGGCGGATACTGCCAACAAGACGGCGAATAGTGCCAATACAACAGCGGGAGAGGCAAAGCAGACCGCGAACAATGCCAATACGGCAGCCGGAAACGCGGCAAAAGCGGCGAGTACTGCACAGACGGCGGCGAATAACGCGAACACAAAGGGCGATAACGCCATTAAATCCGCGAACGACGCGAACACTACCGCTGCTGCTGCACAGAAAACGGCGAATGATGTAGTCGTACGTGTCAAGGCGACGCAGGACAGTGTCACCTCCATCGTCGCCAAGCTCTCTGGCAATCCGCAGACATCGGGATACAGTGCCATCACACAGATCTATAGCGGACTGCAGCTCAAGGTGGACAAGAACGGTGTCGTCTCAGCGATCAACGTCGCGCCGGGCGGTGTGCGCATCGATGGTAAAGTCCTGCACGTCACCGGCGCGACACAATTTGACAACAATATCATAGCGAATCGCATGATACAGGCGCAGGCAATCACAGCGGACAAACTCAGCGTGGGCAGTCTCTCAGCGATCTCCGCGAACATCGGACTCCTGCGCACAAAAACAGCGGGGGCACGTGTCGAGATGGAGAACAATCAGATACGTGTGTACGACGCAAATAATAAACTGCGTGTGCGAATGGGGGTATGGTGATGGCAAAATATTTTGAGGTGATTAACGAGGACAGTGGGAGTGTCGTCATAGACGACATGTTCAAAAATGTTGAGCTAGTTGGGACATATCCTTTATCGTCCTTTACAAAAAACTTTCCCGACCATCCTAGCGTTGACTATTCATTTCCCCTTGAAAATCGTGAAAGCATCATTTACGGAATAGGACTACGGGAACTAGCCGGAAAAGAGTTTTGCATCTCGATTGTAAGAAAAACATGGGACAATAAAGTGCATATTGCTTTTCACGAGCCTCAGCCAAAGGGATATCTAAATGTCATTCGCGACGACATTATACAGATTGGGAAGCTGTACGCATTTGAGTATAAGAATCGGATTCCATCCCCCCATTTATGTGGAGTGGAGATTTACAACGATACGGGGAGGGTGGTCTACACATCAGACACAAAATATCTACAGGTCATTAACTGTGCTACAGGCGTGGAGAACGCAGAAACACCAATCAGCGGAGAGTCGGTAGCCATTGTTTTAGGGAGCGATTACTTTGCGGATATATTGGAACACTCTGTAGGCGCTCGCGGAGTAGTATCTGAATGGCATCCTATATTTACTGTGAAAAAAGACAGCGTTCGTGTAAAAAGACAGGGATTGAATCTGTTTTATATGGGGAAGGTTAAACCCCATGATGGGAATGCCGTAAGAAGTGTAGGGATAGGATATGCTTACGGATGGATGATTGGCAGAGTGATGTGAGGAGGGGAATTTGATGGGGGTAGGGATTCAAGTTTTTCAGGAAAATGGAGAAGTCACATTAGACCTAAAAAGACGACTCTCGAAGGTGGTTGATGTGACTGTTTTATCTGGAACAGGTGAAATAACCTTTGATCAGTTTCCAGGGATGCTCCCCTGGTTCTTTACACTGATACCACCAATCTATTCTGACAATGATGCCCCCAAAGAAACCCCATCGACTGAATTTCCTCACCCCGTTATCAGAATAGATAAATCGGCGAGAAAAATCATCTGGCACGATATCCCCAAAAACGGAGCGAAGATCATATATGGAGTCTATTAAAGGAGGACAACAAAATGAAGAAAAAGTACATCGTCAATGGGAAGATCACCTACCCACAGGGGGACAGCACTCTCACCAACTTCACGTTTACAAACGTGGAGACGGGCGAGATGTTCAGCCTTGCGACAACAGATCAGACGGAGGCGGATGAAATCACCTACGGCGATCACGTTGTGATCGAGGTGAAGAAAGATCTTAACCCGCCGCAGGTGCAGGAGTAGGAGTGGTCAAAAGAGGTGCGCATCAATCGGTGTGCACCTTTTCTATGCACGGAAAGGATGAGCCTATGGCAAGAGGAGAACTATTCGCCGAACTCGAGGGAATCAAGGCACAGATTCGAGCACTCGCGGAAAGTCTGCCGATGGGGCGCGATCAGCTCTATGCGATCAATGAGCGCATCGCCCGCCTCGAGGAGAGCACCAAATCCGCACATCATCGTCTGGATGAATTCAAACATGACGTGTGCTGGACAATCGGTGTATCGACAACCATTGTCGGTATGTTCGCGAGCGTCTTGACGTGGGCGCTTGGGAGGTGAGCAACGTGAAACAGGAGCGGCTTCCTCCGGTCGATTGGATGGTCGGGACAGGACTTGTCATCGTGGCAGTCCTGTCCGTTTTTTATGGGACGCCTGAGTTATCCAGCAACGTCACATCGGGACTGATCGGATTTCTCGGGCGGTCGGTAATCAGTAAGAAAGGAGCAAGATAAATGGCACATGTACTTCATCCGTCGCAGATGCGGCGCGTATCGCCCGCAGAACTTGAGAGCCTCGCCATGTACTACCGCGAGGCAATCGCAGAGGCAGCACGGAAACAGGGGCGCGAGACGAATGTTTAACCTTCCTTACATGGGACATTTTGCTATAAAAAAGTAACCCGATAAGGGATATAGGCACCCTTACCACGGGTATCAGGAGTATCATCGAACGTAATCGAGGCGATAATGGACTTCCAAAAGCGCTGCTTGTTCTCTCGCGTGAGACTTTCATAGGTGCTGCGAAAATCCCTATCATCGGCAACCTCGCGAAGGGCGGAGGGGATAGACAGCGAACGAGCGACGAGCGTTGAGAGCTCCGATATCTCCTGTGTGATCTCCTTGTATGTTTTTGTATATTTGTCCTTATCCATTAAGCCTGCGATATATATATCCTCAAGCCGTGAGAGCTTCGCCTTGAGCGCGTCTATCTTTGATTCCGGGCGTTCCCTTCCTTGCTGACCACAGAATGACTCCATCGTGATGATATGCTCTCGAATCAATGATTGAATATTATCGAGCAGATATTGCTCTATCTTGTCCTCGTACATACCGCGCGCAAAATGACAGCCGGGCATTGAGCGATTGACACGGTAGCCGCACTGATATTGAAAACGCCGCTCCCCGTCGCTATTCACACGTCGCCCGCGATATGCCGCTAAATTCCTACCGCAGTCAGGACACCGGAGGAGTCCGGAGAATAAATAGATCCTGCCGCTGTGCGTATACTTTGTATTACGAGAAAGAATCTCCTGCACCCGAAAGAAAACATCATGAGGAATCAGCGAAAACATATAATCAGGAATGCCATACACCTCACCGATATAAGAACGATTACGCAGAAGGTCAAACAGCCCCGTCTTGGTGATCTTGTGCCCGAACTTATCATAAAGAACCTGCACCAAAGAGCGCGTAGATCCGCCGCTCAAAATATGATTGAACGCACATTCAACAATCGGCGCAGTTTTATCATCCCTCGCGAAATAGCCATCTGCAACCTTTAGCCCTAGGGGAATTAGACCTGTTACAAACTGCCTGCGTGCGCGTTTTCCTTCGAAAACATACCGGATGCGCTCGCCCGTCTGATCGCTCTCATGCTGTGCGATTGAGAGCTTGAGATTCAGCATAAGAATCCCATTCGGCGTCGTCGTATTATAGTCCTCACGACTGCATACCCAATCGACACCGCAAGCGTCCAGACGCTCTTTGACCTTGTAGAAATCAGCGACATTGCGAAACCAACGGTCAAGACACTTGATGATGATAATGTCGATACGTCCAGCCTCAACATCGGCAAGCATCCGCTGCAGCTCCTTCCGGCGGGACATCGCCTTGCGTGCGCTCACACCCTCATCGGCATAGATCCCAACCACCGAATAACCATGTTCCTTCGCATAGTTCAGCAGATCAGCGCGCTGTTCGCCGAAGGAGAGACCGTGCCGCGCCTGTTCCTCCGATGAGACGCGGATATAGAGAGCCGCGCGTTTCGGCATAAAAATACACCTCCAAAATTGCGTATGGAAAATACGCCATGAAGGTGCTATAATGAAATTGCACTTTCGGAGCATCTTCATGGTGTTTCGACGGGCGGGCGGTATTGTCAGTACCGCCCGCCGAGCCTAGAGCCGTTCGTGTTGTCAGCACGGGCGGCTCTTTTCTTTTTACGAAAAAAGCTCAAGCCTTTCGACTTGAGCTTGTTGCCCGCAAGGGGCACTGTCTTTTCTACCGCTTTCGCGGCTACCCGCAAAGGGGCGTCGGTTTCCTATATTATAGGACAGACAAGCTCAAAAGTCAACCAAGGAACAAATCCCGAATCTTATCGTCGATTTTATTCATCATATCATCGTTTAGCCGGATTCCGAATAGCATATCCTGCGAGAACCGAGGATCATAGATACGCAGCTTACTGATAGTAACAATCTGATCAACAAGGGCAATACTGCCGGATTTCATCTTTGATACCTCAGCAAGCTGCTTGTTGATGAGTTTGTTCTTTACCCCGACGCGCTTTAATTCCTTCTCCATCGCAAGAACGTCCAAACCCTCTGCGCCCTCTTTGTTTTTGAGTTGTGTCCATTCATCATTGAGGCGGGCTAACTCTTGAAGCAGACGGGCACTGGACTGTTGCAGCTTATCATAGACGGAGTCAAGAAGTGCCGTTCCGAGATATAGCCGATTTGGGTGAATCCGTTCTACATCGGTATTTGGTTTTACAGAGGTAAGAGGGAGCACCGTAAGGATGGCATTTCTCGCGCTGTCGCTCTTATTCAGCACAATGGCATAATGCAGACCGCCCTCCTCATTTCCAATGCGAAATCCCAAGTGAATCTTTACTACACTTCCCCGTTTATATCTAAGATATGCGGGGCAGTTTGCAGCGTTTTCCGAGCGGAGCATCCGCACATAGTCCTTGATCCAGTAGGAGAGCAGAGATGCACGCTTATCATTGGAGGACAAGCAATCATCTAGAAAACCACGGAGTGATCGCAATGCGTCCGCTATCAATCGTCGTACATTCAAGACATCATACCTTCCTGCCGCCTACGGGCGGTCTTTTTTTATGCCCTTTTTTCGACGCTTCCAGAGGAGGATGCTGATAGCCCTTTTTGCTCTGCGATGAGAGCGGCGCGATAGGCGTCGACTTTGGCTTCCAGTTCATCCGACGTCATGGTGCGCTGCGATTTGACAGCGGCATCCTTACTATTAGCGGCGGATGCGTCCGTCTGCGCACTCTCTTGCGGACGCGCGGCGCGGATGGCATCGGCGAGATTTTCGACGTGCGCGATCATCGCAGCGCGTTCAGACGGATTGAGATTCAAAAAGTAGCGGATGATCTCGCGCTCCTCTGCATCTAGGGTATAGCCGCGTGTATAGGCATCCACCTGCGCCTCAATATCACTTTTGTGCATTGACCCGGCACCCGTGCGCAGCCACTCCTCGGAGATGTTGAACTTCGCGCAGAGGAGTTGGATGAACGTGTCGGACGGGGTAACAATACCTCTCTCATAAGGTGCTATGGCGGCGCGAGTCGTTCCAAGCATTTCAGCAAACGCCGTCTGCGACACCTTCGGCACCAGGCTCTTGCGGACGGCTTTGATGCGTTCGTGAAGCCCGTTTGATTCCATTTTTCGACCTCCTTTCTTTTCTTGACTAGAGGATAACATAAAAAAATGCGTTTGTAAACTCAAAAATAAAATAAAAAGACTTTACAGACTCAAAATGTAATGCTATAATGAGTTTACAAATTCAAAAAGAAAAGAAAAAATGAACTGGAAACCGCCTCACGGGGCAAGGAGGACAAACAAAATGAAAAACACAGGCGTAAACGAAAAGGCACTGGATGAGTTCATCGGAACGGTGGCGGCGATTGAGGAGAAACTGGACGCGCTGAAAGCTCACGTCGAGAACCACATGGACACATCGCCGGAGGAGATCAACTGGGGGCACGTTGGGAGCGCGAAGTACCTCCTGCAGCTCATCAAGGAAGCGAGCGAATTCGCGGGGATTGAATCTGCAGATTAAGCCGAAACGCCCCGCGTGGCGTCCGCAGGGAACGACCGCCCTGCGCTGATGATGGCAGGTCGAATCGAAAGGCGGTAATTAAAAAATGATGACAGAGAAAATAAAGCATTTGTTGGAGACCAACGAGTGGGAGCGAAAAGACACGCAGGATGAAGTTACGAAATGCCTTGAGCGCATCAAGGAATATGCTGAAAAAGCCTTGGCTGCGGAGGATAACGGGAGCCGGTCAGACAACGTGGATTGGATGAACAACTATATGAAGCATCTGCGCGAAGCGCAAGACAAGCTGAACAACCTCGCGAAAGAGAAGACGAAACTAGAGTGGATCTTGAAAGAGGACGCATAAGCCGAAACGCCCTACGGGGGCGTCCGCAGGGATTGACCTCCCTGCGCTGATGATGGTAGGTCACGAAAAAGCCTGCGATGGCGGGAATAGAGGGGAGGTTAGGAGATGGAAAAACTTTATACCGTGGTTCAGATGGATTTGGACACGTTCGACGAGAAGCTCAAAAAGGTTGTCGAACTCCGCGAACAGCTTTTACGAGCATTGAGAGAGTTGAACAATGCAGTAGAAGATGCTCCGTTTTTGACACTGAAAGAAGAAAATCCCGCCTCCAAAAAATAGGGCGGGACTGACAGTGCATAGAGGGGCGGTTAGTCCTTAGTAGCAGACTCGGGACTTTCTGATTCCTCTATTGCATCCACGAACTTATCGAGAGCACGGGCAATACTCTCGACAAGCTCATTATGCTCGCGAACAGTCAAGGATGAATTGTTATCGCGGCGCACTTTTCCTTGAAATCGAAAATCCTGTACTGCAAGGCGAAGTTTTTGAATATCCATAGCAATCACCTCCTTTACGCTCATTATAGCACGGCGAGGAGGTAGAGAAAAAGCCCGCGATGGCGGGCAAGGAGGGAAGAATAATGATTCAGAATGAAATGCTCGGCATCCCGAGTGAGCCGTATGCGTTCTCGACACCGCACATGATTGATGCTCTGCGCAGTGCGGGAACGACGGGCGAGAAAATCCTGCGTGCGGCAGCACTCTCGTTCGCACGGGGGCTTGAAGTCGGACGCAGCGCACGGATGGCGGATGATACCGCCGCCGATGGCGGCACAGAAAAACAGCCCGCATGAGCGGGCGAGGAGGTAAACGATATGGAAAGCCGTGCAAAAGTAGAACGATTGCGGCGGACGTATCCAAGCGGGGTAAAAGTGGAACTCCTTGAAATGGACGATCCGCAAGCCCCGCCGTCGGGTACTTTGGGTGAGGTCATCGCCGTTGATGATGCGGGGCAGATCATCGTCCGTTGGCAGACGGGATCGTCGTTGAGCTTGATTCCGGGGGTGGATTCCTTCCGAATTGTGCGCAGCGCGAAAGGAGGGAGCACATGAACGCGAATCTCATCAACGCGAATCCTGCGACGATCATGACGCGGCTCTATCAGCTCAAGGCGGAGCAGGACGGCAGGGACATCACGGTCGTTGCTCATGCAGAGCGACGCGAGCAGCCCTGCGCCGCCGAGATGAATATGACGGAACGACGGCGCGCGGTCGCCGGATGAGTAGAGGAGGAATGCAATGAAAACGGAAACAATCAAAGAGCCCGTCGCCTTTACGCTGCAGTCACGCTCCAATAAAGGCACAGAGAAACTCGTAAAGGTCAGCTTCGCGGATCTGCGTCACACAAGCCTTGGCACAATATGGATTGCGACCGCGCCAGATGGCGAAAAGGTAGGAACTCATGAGGAGATAGCGACACTCGTATATAAATCCGTGGAAGGAGTAGCTGTTCTTTTTGAAACAATGGAAACGCCGAACGACGCACAAAATCCAGCAGACTTAGTAAGTGAAAAAGTCCTTCGATGGTACGAATTCGCATAGGAGGTAAATCAATGAGTTTCAGCAAGGCAAACACGGAGAAGGTATTAGATGATCTGCTTCTCAAGATGGCGGAGATATCCGAGCGCGATGATCTCACCATCGAGCAGCGATGCCGCGTCGCAGAGGTAATCGTGAAGATTGCGGAGCTTCGCGGAGATGAGGAGCGCCGCCGCTCGCTTGACGCCACCACAGATCGCCTCATGCGCGGTCTCAGAATCAAGCACTAAGAGAAAGGAGCACGCAATGAAAGATTTTAGCTACAAAATCACAGAGCGGATTGCGGTTATCAGCCGGAGTGCGGATGGGAAAAACACGCTCGAACTTAACCGCATCAGCTACGGCGGCCGCCCGGCAAAGCTCGACCTGCGACGTTGGTCGCACGAGCCCGGGGAAGAGCCGCGTATGCACAAGGGCATCACGCTCACGGATGAGGAAGCCGCCGAGCTTGGCAACGTGATCGCACTGAATCATATCGTCTGAGGAGGTGCGATCATGGGAATCTACAAGCGAATCGCGAGCTTTCGTACGCCGTTCCTCTATCCGTGGGGATGGGCGTTCGTCATTGGCGCGGCACTCGGCATCGGATACGCCATCGGCGTGGCGATCGAGCTGCGCCGATGCACGGGGGGCTGATCTGCCGTGCAAATCACCGTCAAGGCGGCGCTCCTACGAGAGCGCGAGCAGATGCGAAAGCGGCGGTACATGGAGGAGTTTCGGACGATCTACGCCGACAACCTATGCCCGGTCTGCCAACACAGACACATGACGGGCGTTGTCTGCCGCCGTCATCGCGGAAGCGTCTGCGAGAGACACTGCCTCGAATGCGAGTATCATCAGCCCGTATTTTGGCGGTGCAACTACAAGGAAACGGAGCAGATAGACATGAAGCAGTGGCGGCTGATCTACAGTCACAGCGATAAGGAGAACCTATGGCGGGGAATCTACCGCCGCGAACTCATCCGACATGACGAGACGATCAGCGCGGGCGGCTTGAAATCGGACGATCCTGCATGGGTGGAAGCTGTCACCCGTGCAACGGAGACCGTCATGGAGCGCGACGCGCCGAAATACATCATCGCGGACACGCAGGATGAAAACGGGGACTATGCGCTGCTTGATGCCGACACGGGCGAAGTCATGCCGTTCGTAGTCAAGCATCTTGCGGGCGCAGATGCGTGGGCGTGCGTCCAGTACGTCGATGTAGGAGCATAAGAAAAACCCCTTCCTTTTTCCAGAAAGGAAGGGGCAGCTCCAACGAGTGGAAACTATGTAAATCGTACATAAATATTATAGCATTTCCGCTCAAAAAACACAAGAGCCAAACAAGCAAAAAGCCGCGTCACTTCGCGGTTTCGGGCTTGTTTACGGGATTATCTTTTCTGCGAAAAGGGAGAAGGTGATTTATGAGCGGAGTGCGAAAGCGCATCCGGCATTGCGGCAGATACGGAATTCAGTCAGACTTTCGGCAAGTGTCATATTACACCTACACACCGACACGAGCACCTACCGGGCGGCGGCGAAAAAGTCAAACCTCAACCCCGAAACAGCGGGCACTCAACAACAAGAGATCCGCGCGATACCTTGAAGCCCTCGCTCATGCAAATTTTGGGAGAGGGGATCTGCTGCTCGGACTTAGCTACGCCGAGGAACACGCCCCGAAGGATGAAACCGAGGCAAAAAAGGAGTTCGGGAATTTCATCCGCCGCCTCAACTATCGGCGCAAGAAAAAGAATCTGCCGCCCGCGCGGTGGATTGCCGTCACCGAGATCGGAAAAAAAGGACGCATCCATCATCACGTCATCATGGATGCGGAACTCGACCGTGACGAGGTGGAGGAGGTATGGGGGCGGGGATATGCCAATACAAAGCGGCTAAAGCCCGACCCGAGAGAAGGACTACTGCCAGTCATCGGCTACATCGCCAAAACATTCAAGGAGGATGACCGACCGAAGGGCCGCCGAAAATGGGACTGCTCAAAGAACCTGATCCGCCCGTGGGATTCCGTCAACGACAACCCGCGCATGATGAGCAGGAAGAAAATGCGGCTCATGAAAGACCTGCCGGAGGACTCGGAGAGCATGAGGCAGATCATCGAGGCAGACAATCCGAACTATGAACTCATCAGCGTTGAGAAGGAATACCGTGAGGACACGGGGCAATGGTACTTCTTCTGCCGGATGAAGTTATCAAGCAAACAAGTGGATGATGTGGATAACGCCCGCCGCGCGCGGACGAGTGAACAGGAGAATGGAAAATGCAAGATACGACATGGGAACGCGCGGACGAAGCCGCCGCCCGAAAATACAGAGCGACGATGAGCAACGGGCGGGGGCGACTGCACGAGCAGATGATTCTTGCTGCGTGCCGTGCCTATCACGATCAGGGACGGGCGAATATCATCAAAGTACCTGAACCGTTCCGCGTGCTCAAAAAGAACCGCACACAGGGAATCGCGACGGTACGATTCACCGCCCGCGCACAGCCGGACTTCATCGGCTGCATTGCCAATGATCGGATGATCGCTTTTGAGGCAAAGCACACGGACACCGAACGACTGCAATTCAAAGCAGTCACGCCGACACAGGCGCAGGCGCTTCAGGACTTTCACAAGATGGGCGCGTTCTCGGCAGTATGCGCAGGAATCGGGGATCAGTATTTCATGATCCCGTGGAGCATATTTGCAGGGATGAAAACCCTGCTCGGGAGGCAGTACGTCCGCGTCGAGGATGTTCAGAAATACCGCGTGAAATTTGACGGTGTGATCTGGTTCTTGGACTACATGGCGAATCCGTATGAAGATGGTCCATTCTAACAACGGAGAGGAGCGAAAAATGAGGGTACTCAATATCTGCAACCTCAAGGGCGGCGTTGGCAAGACCATCACGAGCGTCAACCTCGCCTATGTGATTGCACACGTTCACAAAATGCGCGTTCTTGTCATCGACAATGACAAGCAGGGCAATACGAGCAAGTTTTTCGGCGTGCACAGCTACGACCATCCGAGCGTCGCCGATCTCATGACAGGCGAAAAGGCCGCCGAGGAAGTCATCCGGCACACGGAGATCGCGGAGATTGACTGCATCCCTGCAAACATGAAACTCCTTGAGGCAAACAAAATCGTCATGATGGATACGATGCGCCCACAGCAAAAGCGGCTTGAGAACGCACTGCGCCCCATAATGACGCGCTATGACATCTGCATTATCGACAATGCGCCCGACGAGAACATGAGCGTCATCAACGCGCTCACCGTCGGCGATGATGTAATCATCCCCGTCAAGGTGGACAAATTCACATTTGACGGTGTGGATGAGATGCTGCACTGCATCGAGCTGGTACGGAGCAATTTCAATCCGCTTGTTACCTTTCGCGGATGCGTCCTCACGAGCTATCGGAAAAACGAAGTCAATGAGCAGGGCGCGGCGTATTTGAAGATGATGGAGAAATACAAACTCATGAACACACGTATCCACTGGACGGCGAAAGTGGACGAATCCACATTTGCATCTGCGCCGATCATGCAGCACAGTCCACGATGCCGTGCAGCACGAGACTATAAGAGCCTCGCGTGGGAGTATTTGACACAAATTATCGGCTTCCCTCTGGATGCGGATGAAGAGGAGGCGTAACGATGGCGGGATTTAACATGATGGCGCTCATGAATACCGCTTCGCAGTCCGAGGCGGCAAAGCCTCCATACGAGCTGAAAACGCTGCCCATCGACGTGATCATCCCGAATCCTGCGAATCACTACAGTATGGCGGGCATTGACGAGCTTGCAGACTCCATCCTGATTGCGGGACGCGTCCTGCAGAACATCGTCGTCAAAGCCGCTGACGCAGACGGGCGCTACATGATTATCAGCGGACACCGTCGGCATCTCGCCTGTCAGAAACTCGTCGCCGACGGACACGCGGAGTTCGCAAATATCGCCGCACTCGTCGAAAACGAGGCGAACGAAAATATGCGCGAACTCATGCTGATCTACACGAACAGCACAGCGCGGCAGCTCACGGATGCGGAGAAAATGCGACAGGCACAGCGGGCGACCGACATCCTAAAGCAGATCAAAGCCGACGGAAAATTGGATGCGCCGATTCGCGAGACCGTCGCGCGGATGCTGAACACCACATCAGGACAGCTCGCCCGCTATGCGGCGATTGCAAACAACCTCACGAATCCGCAGCTCAAAGAGGCATTCGAGCAGGAGAAAATCGGCGTGAGCGTTGCCTATGACTCCTCGCGGCTCTCCGATGAGGGACAGTCCGAGATCGCGGATAAGCTGCATACAGAGGGCGTGGTTACCATCCGCGACGTGGAAGAAGTCAAGGAGCGGGAAACGCTGAAACAGGAGCGGACAACACAGCCAGCCGCAGAAACGCTGTCAATAGCGCAGCCGCCGCCCGAAGAATCAGAGACGGCGAAATATCCGCGCGAGAACGCGGCATCGCAGGAGCAGGACGCAGATTTCCCATACGCCACACAAAGCCCGGAGGCGTACGCCATTATGGTGGTCTACGGAGAACTGAAAGCACTCAGGGAGAGCTTTCAGGGAGCGGCACAGCGCGCCATCGCCGTTGCGGACAACACGCAGGGAGCGGAAAATTTCACCGCCGCCGCTGAATATGTGGAGACACTCATGGAGATTGTCGCGCAGGAGATGGCGGACATTGAAGCAGAGGAGGGGACAACATGACGGAACGCAAAAAGCGCATCACGAAGATCAAGGCAAAGAAAGGCGAGTATTTCTTCGGGTGGGAAGTCTATCAGGAAGCCACTAAAAGCTGGGATGCGTACACAATGACCTGCAAAGACCCGCCGCGTGTGGAACTGAAAGAGCGGATGCTTGCGATGGTCGCGCACGTCATCAACATCTGCGAATTTGACAAGCGGGATGAAAAGCGAATCATCGTCAGCGGAATCACCGAATCGCACACAGACGATAACAGGTACATCACCATCACGGCGCAGAAATCACTCGAATACAGCAAGGCACCGCTCATCATTAACACGCCCGCGCGTCCGGAGATGCCGCAAAACGAAGCGGACAGTGAGGATTACTGCATCAGCCTTGACCTTGCGAACGACCTCAAGGCACTTGAGAGTGAGGCGTGGCGGTACATCGACGGCGAACGCGCACAGCAGAGCCTTGATTTTGATGGCGGCGATGGTGGCGGGGACGATGGCGGAGATGATGCCGATGAGCCGGAGCGGATTGGAGCGTGACGGATGTGGCGTGGAAGAATCACAACATCTATGCCGCCTATCGTGGGGGCGAGTACCTCGGGAAGGGAACGGTGGGCGAAATAACGACACTCGTAGGTGTGAGCAGAAAAACCGTCCAGATATACGCATCCCCTTCCGGGACTCTCAGAGCAAAGAAGCAAAACAAGCGTAATACCCTCATGATTGTGTTGCTGTCAAGGGACTGCCATCCCGCGCGAAACAAAAACATCTATGCCGCCTATCGCGGAGATGATTACATCGGCGAGGGAACACTGGACGATATCGCTGCGCTTGCGGGCGTGAGCAGGAAAACCGCGCAATGGTGCGCCCGCCCCGCCGCACTTCGCAGAATTGAGGAGCGCAGCAAAGCGTGGGATGCGGGGGAGCGGCAACTGAAAACACGCGGATCGCTCGTGCTCGTATTGGTGGAGGAAGTGAATGAAAGTCGGACTGGTTGACGTAGACGGGCATAACTTCCCGAATCTCGTCTTGATGAAACTGTCTGCATGGCACAAACGTCAAGGCAATAGCGTCCACCTGCTGCGACCTGATGACGTTCTCCTCGGCGGCGACTTGTTCGGCGGCTACGACAAGCTCTATGCGGCGTGCGTGTTTTCCGAGAGCAGGGAAATCGCACGGCGACTGATCGCCATAGGCGCAGAAGTCGGCGGCACAGGATCAGGAGAGAGCCGCGTCCTGCCGCCCGAGGTCGAAAACATCCGCCCGGATTATTCACTCTACGGAATCCGAAACGTAGCATACGGATTTTTGACGCGCGGATGCCCGCGCGCGTGCCCGTTCTGCATTGTAGCAGATAAAGAGGGGCGGACAAGCCGTAAAGTGGCAGACTTGAGTTCCTTTTGGGACGGAGAGCGACACATCAAACTGCTTGACCCGAACCTACTCACCGCATCGGAGCACATGGAGCTACTCGGACAGCTTGCAGAGAGCGGCGCGTGGGTAGACTTCACACAGGGGCTGGATGCGCGACTGCTCACAGAGGAGAACATCGCCGCAATCAACGAGATCAAAGTCAAGATGATTCATTTTGCTTGGGACAATCCGCGCGACGAATCCATTCCACGACAACTACAGTTTTTCGCAGAGCGAACATCAATATGGGATTATCGCCAACGACGTGTATACCTGCTCACGAACTATTGGAGCACGCACGCGGAGGATGTGCGGCGCGTGTATTGGCTGAGAGAAAACGACTATGACCCGTACGTCATGGTCTACGACAAGCCGAATGCACCGCGAGAGACGCGCCGATTGCAGCGGTGGGCAAACAACAAGATCATATTCCGATCATGTGAACGATTTGAGGATTATAGGGGGTGAAGAAGATGGATGAAATGCAGGAACACAAGTGCAAAATCACAGGGACGAGACGACGGAAATCACTACCGAAGGATATGCGTCGTAAAGTCTATGAGATACACGATGGGCACTGCGCCTATTGCGGCAAGGAGATCGACATCAAGGATATGCAGGTCGATCACATCCAATCGGTCTATCTCGGCGGCGTGGATGAGATTGCGAACTACCGCCCCGCGTGCCGTTCGTGCAATTTCTACAAGTCCACGATGAGCATTGAGAGGCTGCGGGAAGAACTCGGGCGTATCGTCGGGCGGCTCGAAAAGCTATTCATTTTCCGTCTTGCCATTGCGTATGGATTGATCGAGTTTACGGGCAAGCCCATCAAATTCTATTTCGAGGGAATGGATAGACAATGACGCTCGGCAGTTTGTTTGACGGGATTGGCGGATGGCTTCTCGCGGCACGCCATGCAGGTGTTACGCCGCTTTGGGCATCGGAGATTGAACCGTTTCCATGCTCTGTGACCGCGCGGCATTTCCCCGATGTGAAGCAGCTCGGGGATATTACACGGATTGATCCTGACGAGATCGAACCCGTGGATATCGTCTGTGCAGGAAGTCCGTGTCAAGATTTGAGTATAGCAGGAAAAAGAAAGGGGCTGGATGGTGTACGAAGTGGATTGTTCCGCACAGCAGTTGACATTGTTCGGAGAATACGAACGTCCACGGGGGGGAGATACCCACGTTATTTCGTTTGGGAGAATGTCCCCGGAGCATTCAGCAGTAACAAAGGCGCTGATTTTAGAGCCGTGCTTGAAGAAATCGGAGCGTGCAAAATTCCAATGCCTCAAAATGGCAGATGGGCAAACGCCGGAATGGTTGAATGCGACGAGTGTCAAATTGCGTGGCGCGTCATCGACGCTCAACATTGGGGAGTCCCCCAACGCAGACGTCGAATCTTCCTTGTCGCGGATTTTAGAGTCAACGGAAGAAGTGCCAGTGAAATACTATTTGAGCCCGACGGCATGCGAGGGCATTCTGCGTCGCGCGAGAGAGCGAGGGAAAGAGCTGCCGGAAGAACTGAAAGAGGCACTAGAGCGTCAGTTATGCGTGGAATGGTGGCGGCAGGCTTTATTGGAAAGGCTGCGCCGACTGCTGGCAATATCGGATACACAAGAGAGATCGCGCCAACACTGATTGCAGAAAAAGAACAGCACGTCGCGATCTACGATATGACGCACGCGGATGAAGTGATGCGCCCAGTGCAGGGCGGAATAACACAGACACTCAACGCCCGCATGGGCACAGGTGGAAATCAAGTGCCCGTAGTGCACAGCTACTGTATCGCGGGGAATACAATCGACCGCAAGATTGAGAACGGCGGAAACGGGAAAGGCGTTCTCGCGGAAACATCCTACACGCTGAATACGATTGACCGTCATGCGGTCGTCGAAGTGTACGGCGCAAAGTCGTTCAGCGAGTACGAAAAAGGGCAGATTGCGACACTCAGAGCCGCAGGAGGAAACTATGGCGGCGGAAGCGAGAACATCGCACTGTGCGTTGGAAACGGGCAAGCCGATAATGCACGACTACAAGAAAAAGCAGGGACGCTCAACTGTATGCACGATCAGCAGATTATCTTGACCTCGACCACAGTCCGCCGCCTCACGCCGACTGAGTGTGAGCGACTTCAGGGACTCCCAGATGGATACACCGAGGGCGGGAGCGACACAGCACGCTATAAGGCACTCGGCAACGGCATGGCGCAGACGTGCGCCGACTATGTGATTCGGCGGATTGTAGAGTGTACGAGAGCAGAGAGGAAAGAAAACAATGACGGATAAATACGAGGAGTTTCTGCGAAGGAAAGAAATCACCGTGCCGAGCGCAGGAATTGACGTGGAGAAGATCACGATCAGCGATGAACTATTTGACTTTCAGCGCGACATCGTGCTCTGGGCACTGAAAAAGGGGAAAGCGGCGATATTCGCGGGCACGGGACTCGGGAAAACACTCATGCAGCTTGAATGGGCGCGTCACATCGGCGGCACGGTGCTCATCCTCGCCCCGCTTGCCGTGAGCAAGCAGACCATATCCGAGGGGGGGAAGTTCGGGATCACCGTCCACCATTGCCGCTCGCAGGAAGATGTCATAGATGGCGGGATCAACATCACGAACTATGAGCGCATGGATCGTTTCGACTTCTCTAAATTTCTGGGCGTGGTACTGGATGAATCGTCCATCCTCAAGGCACAGGCGGGAAAAATTCGCGCACAGCTCATCGAGTGTTGCCAACAGATTCCGTACCGCCTCGCGTGCACAGCGACGCCCGCGCCAAACGACCTCATGGAGCTATGCAATCACAGCGAGTTCTTGGGCGTTATGTCATCGGGCGAAATGCTCGCGACGTTCTTTGTCCACGATGGCGGAGAGATGCGAAAATGGCGGCTGAAAGGTCATGCGGTGCATGATTTCTGGCAGTGGGTAGCAAGTTGGAGCGTCATGCTCACGAACCCTGCCGACCTCGGATATGATGGCGGGCGTTATAACCTCCCGCCACTGCGCATATCACAGCATACTGTACACACGGAGAGACAGCCCGATGCACTTTTTGCGATTGAGGCGCTGACCTTGCAAGAACGCCAACAGGCACGGCGAGACAGCGTGCAGGATCGGGCGCGGGAATGCGCCGCACTTGTGAACACGGACACGGATCAATGGCTCGTATGGTGCAATCTCAACAGCGAAGCCGACGCACTGAAAGCACTCATCCCCGATGCCGTCGAGATCAGCGGAAGCGATCAGCCAGACGTAAAAGAGCGGGCGGCGGTGGATTTTGCCGCCGGGAGGATTCGCGTCCTCATCAGTAAGCCGCTTATTTTCGGCATGGGACTCAATTTTCAGCGTTGCCATAAAATGGCGTTCGTCGGACTCTCGGACAGTTTCGAGCAGTATTATCAATCCGTGCGCCGCTGTTGGCGATTCGGGCAGGAGCATCCCGTCGACGTACGCATCATCACGGCGGACACGGAGGGCGCAGTTGTGGAGAACATTCAGCGCAAAGAAAAACAATTCGAGGAGATGCTGAGCGGAATGATCGCCGTGACGCAGAACATCACGAAGGACAATATCCGTTCGACCGCGCGGCAAACCACGGGATACAATCCACAGGAAATCATGACACTGCCCGCATGGCTGAAGCCGTGGGCGGCGTAAGGAGGGTAAAATGGAGAACGTCAAAGTATTGGGACAAGACGCGGGGAATATGTGGCACATCTATCACGGGGACTGCGTGGAGGTCGCACGAGGATTGCCGGAGAACAGTGTGGACTTCATCATTTTCTCGCCGCCGTTTGAAAGCCTGTATGTATTCAGCAACAGCAACCGCGACATCGGAAACTGCCGGACAAGCATGGAGTTCGCGCGTCATTTCCGCTTTTTAGCAAAAGAACTTTACCGCATCCTCACGCCGGGGCGCTGCATGAGTGTCCACTGCATTGACCTCCCACTCACGAAGAACAGGGACGGCGTGATCGGACTTCGTGACTTTTCGGGGGCACTTGTACGCATCTTCGAGCGGGCGGGATTCGTCATGCACACGCCGCGCGTCACCATCCGCAAAGACCCGGTGACCGCCATGCAACGGACAAAGGCAATCGGGCTTTTGTGGAAACAGGTCAAGAAAGATTCGTGCCTCTCACGTATGGCAATCCCCGACTACCTCCTGACATTCCGCAAGCCGGGCGACAATCCGAAGCCCGTACACCACACCGACGAAGAATTCCCCGTGAAGCAGTGGCAGCAGTGGGCAGAGTGCGTATGGCACGACATCAATCCGTCAAACACGTTGCAGCGCGAGAGTGCACGAGACGAGGAGGACGAGCGTCACATTGCCCCCCTCCAACTGCAAGTCATCGAGCGCGCCGTCACGATGTGGACGAATCCGGGGGATGTTGTATTCACTCCGTTCATGGGAATCGGCTCGGAGGCATATCAGGCAGTCAAGATGGGACGCCGTGCCATCGGGATTGAACTGAAGGATTCCTACTACGCCCAGAGCGTGAAGAATTTGCAGCGGGCGGAGGCACAGCAGTTTTCAGAGCAGACACTATTCGCATGAGGAGACGGCATCATGAAAAAGTTCGTATGGGCGTATATTTCTCACCCCTACACAGGCGACGAAGATCGCAACAAGAAAGAGGCGGCAGAGATCCATCGCGTATTGCAGAAGAGATATCCAGACATCTTGTTTCTGAATCCGCTCGCGATGTTTGAACCGATCGGAGACATGGAATATGAGCAGGTGATGGAATACTGCCTTGAGACACTACAAGATTCCGACATGATTGTCATGAGTGGTGATTTTTCAAACAGTCGCGGTTGCGTGCGGGAACTAAGGGAAGCACGGGCGCTCGGAATGCCGATTCGTTACTATTTGAGCAAGACTGACCCGCTCGCGGTGAGGCAGCCGTGGGGGAGATACTGAGGAAGTACTGGCTTAAACAAGGGAAAGATCATTACACAAGAGGTGAATTGAAACTATGAACACTGGTCTAACGAATGATGAATTCCGCCGACTGATCAACAACGGGCGCAGGAGCTACCGAGTGAACGTCATTGTGACCGTGTATGACCATCCGCAGGATTTTCCAAATGGATACGTGGCGCGGGCACATATCGTGGCGCAAAACAGATACGGCGTAATGGGATGCGGAAAATCGGCGTATGCGTCGCCGATGATCTACATCGGACGGGAGACGCTTGACGAAGTGCGCGCGGCGATTCCGCCGGATATGGTCAAAATGATTCGCCACCCACAGGATGATCCCGTCATTATCGAGACGTATGTGTAAGGAGAAGTCATGGGAGAGTTGATTATGGGTATAGCAGACCCGAGAATAGTGAACTATTGCCCGCGATGCGGCAGTAAAGAAATAAACAGCAGCGGAGACGGGAGCGTAACATGTGAAAACTGCGCACTACACTTTTATGCCATAGAGGGCGAAGAAAGCGAGGAACTAGAGAATGAGTCGTCTTGAAAAGGCGGTGTCCGATTCGGACAGAATCGAAGATATAAAAGCGAGCTATTTTGCACTGATCCGTAGCCTATGCGAATCAGTGGAGCACGCATCAAAAATAATCAGCGAGGCGTTTCACCACCTTGCACAATTCGGATTTAGCGGCGGATTATTCCGCCGCTTGAAATACCTGCGCCGCATGGAGTATTACAAGAAATACAGACGCAGGAGACGCAATAGTCCGACACACAGAAAACGTAGAATGCGGAGGAGGCTAAAGCATGGGACTGACTAAAAAAGACCTGCAAGAGATCAGAGGCGTTTTCAGCGACGAGATCCAGAAATTAAAGCCGCCCGCGCGACGGCGCGCGAAGGATCTTGTCAAACTCACGAAAAAGAGACTGTATGCCTATCCACTCCTAAAAATCAATATTGAGCGCTACAAGGCGGATATTGAGGACATAAAGAAAGAGGACATGGGGAAATCAAAGAGCATTGTCATGTTCTCGCTGTCATCCAAAGGCGGGGAGCGTCCGACATTGGAGGAGCTGCGCGAGGCAAAGATCATGATCGTGGAGCGCAAGATCGCCCGCGACGAAAACGAGATCAAGGAGATTGACACGGCGCTGTCAACGATTCTTGACGATGAATATTATCCGATCATCGAAATGAGTTTCTTCCAGAAAATGAGCGAGGAGGACATCTGCAATGCGCTCCATTGTGCAAGCACGACGCTATGGCGGAACAAGGGAAGGCTGATTGATATTATGAATGTGAGCCTCTACGGAGCAGACAGCAATGAAATTTAAGGGTGAAAAAAAGATGCAATTTACAGGGTGAAATTTTACTGCTATACTATGCGCATGGGAAAAGTACGCCCGAAATGAAAGGCATCGCCGAGATGGCGGTGTCTTTTTCTGTGCGAAGAAGGAGGCTCTGTAATGGAGAATATCAAGGTGCACTGCTCCTATACGGAGCTTGTCGATCCAGAAACGCTTATACCGAATCCGAGAAATCCGAACCAACACCCAAAGCGGCAGATTGAATTGTTGGCAAAAATCATCCAGACGCAAGGATGGAGAGTGCCCGTTACCGTGTCAAATCGTTCAGGATTCATCGTGCGCGGACACGGTCGTCTTGCTGCGGCGATGCTTCTTGGGTGCAAAGTACCCGTAGAGCGGCAGGACTACGCAAGCGAGGCAGAGGAATGGGCGGATCTAGTTGCAGACAACCGCATCGCAGAACTTGCCTCAATCGACACAGAGGAGATGGCGAGGCTGTTATCTGATCTGAGTGGGCTTGATATTGACATAGAGCTGACAGGCTACGCCGGGAAAGCACTAGATAATCTGCTTGCGGACGTTCGCGCACAGGAAGTCAGAGAAGATGATTTCGACCTAGCGAGCACAGCCGCATCGATCAAAGAGCCTATTTCAAAGCGTGGCGATGTTTGGATTCTTGGGCGGCATCGACTTATGTGCGGAGACAGCACGATGGCGGCTGACATGGAGAAACTCATGGATGAGCAGAACGCCACTCTGATCTTCACCGACCCGCCCTACAACGTCGATTATGAGGGACACACAAAGGAAAAGCTCAAGATCAAAAACGACAAGATGGACGCGGACACATTCCGCGCATTCCTTATCGACACATTCCGCAATTTTTACAACGTGGCTTCGCCCGGAGCGGCGATCTATATCTGCCATGCTGACAGTGCAGGGAATGAATTTCGCGAGGCGATGGCGGCGGCGAACTGGACATTAAAACAGTGCTTGATCTGGGTGAAAAATCAGTTCGTCATTGGGCGGCAGGATTATCAGTGGCAGCATGAGCCGATTCTGTACGGATGGCGTACTGACGGGCGGCACAGCTTTTTCGGTGGACGAAAACAGGGGACGGTGTTAGAGGACTTGCCTATCGTCATACAAGAACAAGAAGATCATGCGTTGATATGCGTTGCCGTCGGACTGGAACAAGTAGTAATCCGCGCGCGAGATGTGGAAGTTGTATCCAGAGCAGATGATTCCATTATGACGGCGTGGCGATTCGAGAAGCCGATTCGCAACGGCGAGCACCCGACGATGAAGCCAATCGCGCTCTGTGCGCGAGCCATTCAGAACAGCAGCCGCCCGGGCGATATCGTACTTGACGGATTCGGAGGGAGCGGATCAACACTCATCGCCGCCGAGCAGACGGGGCGCAGGTGTTTTTCAATGGAGTGTGATCCCGTCTACGCTGATGTCATTGTTCGGCGGTGGGAGGAATTCACAGGGCAAAAGGCGGAGCGGATCAAGGACGGGGGAGTCGATGCAGAAGAAGGGAAAGAAAAGGATCGTAATTCCTGAGAATCAAGAGGAATTGAAAGCGCGGCGGGAAGCCGACAAGCAGATGCAAATTACGAAATCCCGTGAGGATTATCGCAAAATAACACAGGCGGGCATCGGTCAGTGGGTGAACGATTTCAAGGCAGGCAAGATTACATTCTCATCCGTTGCAGACTTGCGGCAGCTTATTGAACTGGATCTTGCCTTGCAGGAAAAACAATAAGGAGGCGGTGATAGTACATGGCGAGTCGGCGCAGTGAAGAACGTGACCGCGCCTACGAGTTATGGAGGGCGAGCGGCGGAACAATGAAGCTCGTAGACATTGCGAATGAGCTATCCGTGACTGCCTCCAAAGTCAGAAAGTGGAAAACACTCGACCAGTGGAGCATGATTGGGAAAACGCTCCCATACGAAAACAACACATCCGATGGAATAATTTTGAGCAAGGGGCGGGGTGCTCCATTAGGAAATAAAAATTCTGTTGGACATAAATCATCATCGCCGCAAAAGAACGCGAACGCCGTCACAACTGGCGAATACCAAACAATATGGAAAGATGCCATAAGCGACGAAGAGAAGGCAATACTGCGATCGGCAGACACGAATCCATTTACCGTGATCGATGAGACGATTCGACTGCTGACGCTGCGAGAGCGCCGAATGCTTATCTATCTGAACGAGCTGAATGCGGCGCAAGAACTATGCGAGACAAAGGACATCTTCGAACTGCAATCAAAACCGATGATTGCGAACGTCTACGACGAGATCACAGGAGAAGTGAGTGAGATTGAAGTCTTGCAGGAGCAAAAGACGATGATCGGCAAGGTTGAGAAGCGTCAGCCGCTCATCGACAGGATACTCAACATCGAGGAGGCGCTGACACGCGTGCAGGAACGCAAGATCAGAGCTATCGAAACTAAGAGCCGAATGATGATGCGATGGGAAGAGGCGCGTCGCAAGGCACAACGACCACGGAGGCAATAGGTACTTCTGGCGTTTTGAACTTGTGCGCTCCCGCTTTCGAGCCCACCGTTTGTTTAGCTGCAAATTTTTTCATGGGGTTAATAAATTTTTTCGAGCCGCTAGAACGAGAAACAACCAACTAACTAGGGACTTGAGAAAAAAGTGAGAAAAAGATTTACCAAATCGGAGGTGATTGCGCATGAAAGTCAAAGGAGATGTCAAGAAAATTACGGTCACACAGCGGCAACTTGCATCTGCTTTTGGAGTAACCCCTGCACGCGTCAACCACCTCATCAAGGATGAGATCGTCGTTAGAGACGAAGATAATCCCGGCGGTGCAGTCCTGCTCTACGAGAGTGTGAAGCGTTATTGGTCAGGGCAGAAAAACGAAGAGGTCAGCATTGAGGCGGAACTGGACTTGACGCGGGAACGTGCCAAGCACGAAAAGACAAAGCGCGAGATCGCGGAGTTGCGGCTTGCCAAAATGGAGAACCGCGCCTATTCCGCAAGAACCGTTGAACTTGTCCTTACGGAGATGCTATCCAACCTGCGCACACAGCTTCTCGGGATGCCGTCGAAACTCGCGCCGCAACTGGAAGGGAAGCCGAGAGGGCAGATTTATGAGCTTATGACACGCGAACTGGAAGAACGGCTTTCGGAGCTATCCGAATACTCGCCGGAACTGTTCACAGAAGAGAAGATCGAGGCAGACGATGAGGACGGCGATTGATCTATGGCAGTATATATCCCGCAAGGGACTCAAGCCACTGCCGAAAACAAGCGTATCCGAATGGGCGGACGAATACCGCGTGATCTCACAAGGAAATGCAGAGCCGGGGAGATGGCGGACGTCGCGCGCAGAATATCAGCGGGAGATAATGAATGCATTCACGCAGACAGGTATTCATCGCGTTGTAGTGAAATCGGCGGCGCAGATAGGCAAGTCGGATATTATGAATAATGTCATCGGTCGATTCGCACATCTTGACCCGGCGGCAATCATGATGATTCAGCCGACCATCGAGATGGCGCAGGACTACTCCAAGACACGCATTGCGCCGATGCTGCGCGACACGAAAGTCTTGAATAATCTCTTTTTCACCGTCAAGGGGAAGGAGGATTTCGGAACAGCGAAAACGCGCGACGGGAACAATACGATTCTCTCGAAGATTTTCCCCGGCGGCCGGCTCATCATGTGTGGATCAAACTCCCCGGCGGGGCTTGCGTCGCGTCCTGTGCGCGTCCTGCTCGCCGATGAGGTTGACCGATTCGCGCAGACGGCGGGCACGGAGGGCGATCCCGTTGACCTTGCATCCAAACGCATGACGACGTTCTGGAATCATGTGTCAGGGCTGTTCTCCACGCCGACAACCGAGGGCGCAAGCCGCATTGAGACGGAATACCTCGCAGGGACGCAGGAGGAATGGCGGCATTGCTGTCCGAATTGCGGCGAGTATCATGTGCTCAGGCACACGGAGATGGAGTGCGATCACGAGGAGAGCCGCGACAAGGACGGCAACGTCACCTACGTCATGAAAAAGGTGGAATGGCGGTGTCCCGATTGCGGGTTCAAATTCTCCGAACGGCAGATGAAGGATGCGCCGCAGCGGTACGAGATGCAGAATCCTATTGCTCTTGAAAACGGCACGCGCTCCTTTTTTGTCAACGGTTTTTCGTCCCCGTGGCTGACGTGGAACGGCATCATGAAGGAGTGGTATGAAGCGAAGGGCGACCCGCTCAGAGAGCAGGTCGTCGTCAACACGCGATTTGGCGAGACTTATCGGCTGATCGGCGCGTACGACGATGAGATGCAATTCCTGCGCCGCCGCGAAAAATACGAGGCAGAGCTGCCGCGCGGTGTGCTCCTCTTGACTGCCGCCGTAGACGTGCAGGGCAATCGTCTTGAGTATGAGATATGCGGATGGGGATTCGGCGAGGAGTGCTGGGGCATCCAGAAAGGCATTATACTTGGTGACCCAGATCGTCAGCGAGTATGGCAGCTGCTCGACGGAGTTCTTGACCGTCCATACTATTTCGCTGACGGTAAGGCATTGAAAATTTCGCGGACATTCATTGACACGGGCGGACTGTCGACGCAGAGCGTATACCTCTACTGTCGAAAAAATCTTTATAAACAGCGCATCGGCATCAAGGGGCGCGGCGGCTCAGGAGTACCGCTCCTACCAGACAAACCATCAACCGCGAAAGGATACGGAATAAAACTGCTTATACTCGGTGTCAACGACGGAAAGCAGCAAGTCATGACGCGCCTCGGACTTGAGCAGAAGGGACAGCAGTATTTTCATTTTCCCGTGGATGACAACCACATCGGGCAGCGCGGATATGACCAGATCTATTTCAAGGGAATCATCGCCGAGCAGCGTAAAGTCACGCGCAAGGGTGGCATGATCCAAGTCGTATGGGAGCCGATCAGCAAGAATGCGCGCAATGAGCCTCTGGATCTGCGCGTCTACAATCTCGCGTGCATGAAATCCCTCCTGCCGTATACAAATTGGGTGAAAATAGCGGAAACACTGGGTATGGAAGTCCCAGAGGAGGAGCGAAAGAAAATAAAGAAAAAGGTTACAAGCAAAACAAAACGCCCACCACAGGCGAAAACGCGCAGCATGAATCTATATTGACAATACGGGACGGTGGGAGCCGTCCTTTTTGATTGGGAGGGTGACGGCGTGGCAACATCGGAGACAATCCTGATTGAGCGACTGGAACTTTACTACGAGGCAGAGAGGAAAGTCCTGCGCGGACAATCCTATACGCTCGGCAACAGACAACTAACGCGGGCAAATCTCGCCGAGATCCACAAGGTAATCAAAGAGCTTGAGAGCGAATTGGAGCAGATGGCGGGACGTTCGCGCGGATTTTCAAAGCGCGTAGTATTTCACGACTAGGAGACAGACAGCATGAGAAAACGAAAGCACAGACCCGCAAAGGCGCGAATGCCGACGGCGCGCGAGGAAACGCAGATCAAGAACACGGGATATTCCGAGGGCGGCGCGTCGCACACAAGCGGAATCCTAAAAGCCTATCACCCCGTCCGCGCGTCTGCGAAATCGGACATCGACGCGAATCTCTACACGCTGCGTAATCGCTCGGCGGATCAGGCGATCAATACGCCAATCGGAGCAGCGGCGATTCAGACGAGCTCGATGCACACCGTCGGCGCAGGACTCAAGGTTTTCCCAAAAATTCACTATTTGGACTTGGGGCTGACGCATGAGGAGGCGCGGGCGTGGAATCGCAAGACGCGCCGCGAGTTTGACCTATGGGCAGCATCAAAACACTGCGATCTCTATCGCCGTAACAGCTTCTACGATTTGCAGGATCTTGCGTATGTGGCGTATCTCGTAGACGGGGACTCTTTCGCACTCTTTCGGAGGAAGCCGCCGACGCAGTTTATGCCGTATAGCCTGCGCCTACAGATCATCGAGGGGAATCGCATATCGAATCCGTATGGCGGAAGCCTTGCGGGTGGCTACGGTGTGTTTTCCGTTGAGGCGAAGAATCAGAGCAACGGGAATCGGATTGTCAGCGGCGTGGAGATCGACGCAGAGGGCGCAATCGAAGCCTATTGGGTCTCCAACAAAGTACCGGGCGATCTCGTAGAGGCGGCGCAGATGGATGCGTGGGTGCGCGTCAAGGCGTTTGGCGATCTCTCAGGAACGCCGAACATCGTGCAGATATGCCATGACGTACGGTCAGAGCAATATCGCGGCGTGCCCTACCTTGCGCCTGTCATCGAAACGCTGAAACAGGTCAGCAGGTACACAAATGCAGAGCTGACAGCGGCAATCATCAAGAGTTTCTTTGCCCTGTTTTTCACCAATGCGCCCGCAGGGGCAAACGGTATTGAGGGAATCGCCCCGTCTGCCATCTACGGCAACGAGGAGGAGGAAGTCGATCCACGCCGCCCGGTCGTCGACGTGGCGGAGTACGACTTGGGACCGGGCACGCTGAACGCGCTTCCCGCAGGTGTGGATGTCAAGGCAGTGGATGCAGGACGGAGCATGAGTACCTTTGATCCGTTTGTGACACAGCTCATCAAGCACATCGGTGCGGCAATCAACATCCCGTATGAAGTCCTCATGAAGAATTTCACGAGTTCGTACAGCGCATCTCGCGCGGCGATGCTGCAGGCGTGGGAGGAGTTCAAACTGCGCCGTACGTGGTTCGCGCGTGATTTCTGCCAGCCCGTCTATGAAACGTGGCTTGCGGAGGCGGGCGCCATTGGGCGAATTGACGCGCCGGGCTTCTTCGACGATCCTGCCATTCGCGCGGCGTGGGTGAGTGCGGATTGGTACGGCCCAACCATGTCCATCCTTGACCCTGTGAAGGACATCAAGGGGAGTGCGATGCGCGTGCAGTACGGGCTTTCGACCCGTGAGCGCGAGGCGGCGGAAATGACGGGGACGGACTTTGAGGAGAATCTGGATCAGCTCGCATGGGAACTGAAGATGATTGAGTCCAAAGGACTGACGCTTGGAACGCCTGAAGTGCTCGCAGGGAAGGACACGGAGAGCGAGGACAAACAGAAGGGAGGTGAGGATAATGGGGGAGTTTTGGAAATTCAAAAATAGCGCCGATGACGCGGCGGAGCTTTTGCTTTACGGCGAAATCTCGGATGCGTCATGGTACGGCGATGAGGTAACACCAAAGAAATTCGCCGAGGATCTCGCAGCGTGCGGCGGGAAGAATTTGACCGTGCGCGTGAACAGTCCAGGCGGCGACGTGTTCGCGGCACAGGCAATCTACAATCAACTGAAAGCCTATACGGGCAAAGTCACCGTTAAAATCGATGGGATGTGCGCGAGCGCCGCGACAGTGATTGCGTGCGCGGGCGAAACGGTCATCATGCCGAGTAATACGATCTACATGATCCACAATCCGAAATCTGCGATGCTTGGCTACTACGATGCCGTCCAGCTTGGCAAGGTATCTGACCGCCTCATGACCGTCAAGCAGACCATCGTCAACGTCTACATGGGGCGCGTCGGAAATGCCCTCTCTGAGGTGCAAGTCAAGCACAAGATGGATTCTGAGGAGTGGATGACCGCCGACAAGGCGAAGGAATACGGATTTGTGGATGAGATCACGGATGAAATCCCCATCGAAAACCGATGGGAGGACAATCTGCTGATCGTCAATTCCGTATCCTGCAAGTTGGACAGATTCGAGAATGTGGCAGACTTGCGGGCAATTTTGCCGGAAAAGAAGAAAAGGAGTGATACCATTATGGGAATGACAGCAACCGAGGTACTCGCAGCAATCAAGAATCTCTTGACGGGCGAGAACAAGGAGTCGCAACCGCAGGACGCGCAGCAGGACACGTCGGCACCGAATGCGGAGGATGTTCGCGCGGTCGCCGTGGCAGAGGAGCGGGCACGCATGGCGGCTCTTGACGCACTGAAAAACGGAAATCCTGCTGTTGACGGCATCATCGAAGCGGCGAAGGCAAACGGGGCGATTGCCGAGAGCGTGAAGCCATACGTCGATGCCGCCGCAAATGCACCCGTCGCAGCTACGGATACGAAGAACGAAGAGAAGATGCTTGCGTCGATTCGCGCGATCCTGCAGGACAGCAAGGCATCCAATGCGGACGGCGTGCTGCCGACGCCGCAGCCGTCGAATGCCAGCGAAGCGGCAGAGAAGGAACGCAATATCGCCGATATTGCAAGCTATGCCAATCGGATGAGAGGAGTGGAATGAAATGAGCTATCACGAGACGATCAAAGACGCGACGGGCTATGATGAACTGCTGGCAGGGAGCGAGATCGCCATCCTGACGAAAAACGTTACCTTGAAGCAGGGCAAAGTCTATCGACGCGGGATGCTGCTCACGGCAAAGAAGGACGGCGGCACGGGCGCGATCAAGGCGGAGCAGACAGTCAAGGATGGCGCGGCGGATTACGTCCTGCAGTCCGATGTCGATGCAACAAAAGCCGATACCGTCGGGACGGTCTACGTTTCGGGGCGGTTCAACCGCGAGAAGCTGATTGCCGCCGCAGGTGACACGGTAAACGCACACGAGGAGGAGCTGCGCACAAAGGGCATCTTCCTCACGTCGCTCAAGTAAGGAGGAACTGAACATGCCGATGATTGACTACAATGACACAATTTCGCTGATGGCAGCGATGGAGCGCATCAAGCCTCCTGCGAGCTTTCTGCTCGACACGTTCTATCCGATTGTGCCGCCGACGGCGCCGACCTCGACCATCATGACCGAGTACCGTAAGGGCGGCCGCCGTCTTGCGCCGTTCATCGTGAGCGGCGCGAAGGGCATCAACATGAAGCGCGACACGTCGTGGATTGACACCTACACGCCGCCGATGGTCGGGCCGCGCCGGACGCTCTCGCCGGATGATGTTATGCACCGTTCTTTCGGCGAGACGGTATATAGCACCATGACCCCAGCGCAGCGTGCCGCGCAGATTCAGGCGCGGGACTTCGTGGAACTGCAGAACATGATCATCAACCGTAAGAACAAGATGGCGGCGGACATCCTCACGACGGGACAGTGCGAGATCAAGGGCTATGCGGACGACGGCGAGACACACGTCCTTGATGTGCTGAAATTCGACGGATGGACGCAGAAGATCACGCCGAGTGTGACGTGGGACAATCCATCTGCGACGATTTATTCCGACATCAGAAACGCATCCATGATGATTCAGGAGAACACGGGAATCATCCCGACACTCATGCTCTGCGGAAAGAACGTAGAGGACTATATCATCAAGAACACGCAAATGCGCGAGTGGCTTGCCATTCCGAACCGTGAGAACCTTGCGATGCTCTCCCTTGCGCCGCGCTTCACGAGTCCGCAGATTCGCCGCATCGGGCTTTTGCAGGCGTTGAATCTGGAAGTCTACTCGTACACGGAGACGTATACGGACGATGACGGCACGGTGAAGACGTTCCTCGGCGACAATGACGTAATCATCGCCGTACCGGGACGCGGGTGTCAGCTGCATGGCGCGGTCACACTCCTCAACGATGAAGGCACGAAATACAACACTTTCATCGGGCAGTACGTTCCGTACTACAGCGGAAATAAGGACACGCAAGTCATTTCTCTCACCATGTATAGCCGCTTTCTCCTTGCGCCAGAGTGGACGGATGACTGGGCGTTGATCAAGACGAAGGGGTGAGCACGATGAAGATTATCGTCAAGCGGTTCTGCCTGTCACATAACGGCGAGATTTACAAGGCTGGCGACGTGGTAGAGATCGCCGATCCGCAGACGGCAAAGCGGCTCGTTGCCCGTTCTGGTGGCGACCTCGAAATCTACCATGGAGACGATCTTGCGGACGTTGAGGATGTGTCAGACGAGGATGCCAACATCGAAAACGAGGATGGCGGCACATCAGACGACGTGTCCGATTCGGACAGCGAAGATGATGCAGGGGGAATCCCCGCAGTTGACCCCGCCGCCGCCGTTCAGACGGATGGAGAACCCGCAAAAGGGAAGAGTAGAGGCAAGAAAAAATGAACACGTTCAAGGAGGATCTCACCGAGGATCTGAGGGGCGTGTTTTTTGATGCAGACGAATTCGCGAAGGAGCATGACCTCAACGGGACAGTCTGCCTATGCGTTGTAGAAAAACCGCGCACCGAGGAGAAATACCTGCGCGGCGCGACGTATGACGCGTACGAAGGTATTCACGGCGTTGGCGTGACTGTACACGTTGAGTCGCGCCTACTGCCGGAGATCCCCGTTGAGGGAATGCGGTTCGACCTTGACGGAGAAGTCATGCTTGTGGATTCGTGCACGCATGAGGCGGGGCTGCTATCCATCGTACTCAAGGGGCATGACAGCTGACGAGGGGGGGGAGGAATGCCGGAATGATAAAAGTGGACGTGTCGAAGGATGACGCAGAGAAAATCAGACAGGCACTCTCATCACTCTCAGGGCGCGAACTGCACGCTGCACTCGGTGCATCGGGGAAACGCGCAGCGCGGCATGGTATGACCGTAGGCGCAAAAAAAATGCGCGAAGTCTACACCATCAAGGCGGGCATTGCAAAATCCCGCATGAAAGTCGAGAATCCGAGCACGCTTGATACCGTCATACGCATTGAGGGCGGCACAGAACCCGTCAAGAACTTTCGCGGGACGCGGAGGCGCAAGGACGGCGTTTTCGTGTCCATTAAGCAGGACAGCGGCGGCGTTGTCCCACGCTCCTTTATGCACGGAGATGCCCCGCTCATGCGCGAGGGGGCGGATCGCTACCCACTCAGGGGCATCTATGGTCCATCCGTCCCGCAGATGTTCGACGAGGACAGCGTGATTGAGATGACAATGGATGCTGCGTTGGAGAAGTACGAGGAGCGAATCACCCACGAGTTGTCTTGGCGTATAGGAGGGAAAACATGACACCGTGGCGATGCGCGGAGGAGATCGCGGATTTTCTGCGCGACGAGATTGCACGCTATGACGAAAAGTCAGGCACGGGGGAAGCCCATGCGGGATTTTTGCCGATTGCCGATGTGAGGACGATGAAGAAGGAGCAATGCCCACACATCGTCATCCGTCCGCACAAGGTGAAGGATGAGAAGAAAGAGCGCCTTGCAAGTATGGCGGTCTATGTCGTTGTATGTCCCGAGGTGGAGAAGTGTGGAGCAGAAAGTCTCTACCACGTTTTGGAATTTCTGCGCTTCTCACTGCTCTCTAAAAACCCGATCAAGAACCGTTGGCAGATTGCGGGCGGGGAACTCGAAACAAGCATCCCAGATGAACAGCCCTATCCGAAATACTGGGGGCGCATTGACTTTGACGTAATCCTGCCCGTTGTCAAAAACACGCGGAACGACATTCTCGGCAGGATGTGAAAGGAGGACACATGAAAGAGATGGAGGCGGCGGAGCAGAAAGCACCGCCCAAAAAGAAGGAGAAAGAAACTCCTGTCGAAGTGACTGCACAGCCGATGATCTACATTGGCCCGAGCAATCGAAGCAGAGATCTTTCAACGTATAAAGTATTTGCGGACGGGATTCCGGAGGCGTTCAAGGACGATCCAATCCACGCTCCGCTTTTTGTTTCCCCGGAAAACCTCGATGCGGCACGCGCAGAAGTCGGGGAGACGGGATCACTCCTCAATGTCCTGTACCAGAAAGCTGTGCAGGAGCATGAGGAAAAGGAAAGGCGGTAAAGAATATGGCATTTTTTCACGGCGTACGGGTGAAGGAAGTACCGACTTCCATTCTTCCACCCGTAAACACCACGGCGGGACTGCCCGTCGTGTTTGGGACGGCACCCGTCCATCTGACGGCTGACCCCGCGAAGAACGTCAATCGACCTGTTATTTGCTACGGCTGGAATGAGGCGGTGGCAGCGCTTGGATATTCGGAGAACTGGGACGAATACACGCTTTCCGAGGTCATGTATGCGCAGTTCAAACTCTATGGAGTCAAGCCGATTATCTTTGTCAACGTCCTTGACCCTGCAAAACACAAGGCAGAGATCAAGGATACTGACGGGCGTACGCTCACAGAAGGGCGCGTCGTGCTCGACGATCCCGTGCTGATCGCATCGCTCAAGGTCAAAGCATCGGCGGCGGCAGAACCCGCGAAGAACCTCACGGACTACACAGCGGCGTACGACGATGAAGGGCGGCTCGTTATCTCGGTTACACCGACGGGCGCACTCAAGAACGCTGACAAACTCTATCTTGAGTACACGAAGATTGACCCGTCGAAAGTAAAGGATGCAGACATCATCGGCGGTGCGAGTAAGAACGGGACGGCGGGGCTTGAGTGGCTTGACTCCATCTATACGCTCTTTTCGCTTGTTCCGGGCATTGTCGCCGCGCCGGGATGGTCGGACCATCCGAGCGTTGCCGCTGTCATGAAGGCAAAGGCAATGAACATCTCAGGGCTTTTCCGCTGCATCTGTCTGACCGACGTGGACACGGGCGCAGTGAAACACTACTCTGACGTGAACGAGTGGAAGAACAAGAACAGCTATACGGGCGTGAATCAGGTCGTATGCTGGCCGTGTGTCAGGAGCGGTGACATGGTTTTCCGTATGTCGACACACATCCTCGGCATCATCGGCGTGATGGATGCGGCGAATGAGGATGTGCCGTATGAAAGTCCGTCGAACATGACGATGCAGGCGACGGGCATCTGCCTCAAAGACGGCACGGAGGTCACGATCTCGCTCACACAGGCAAATCTCCTCAACAGTCAGGGAGTCATGACCGCACTCAACCACGTCGGCGGGTGGAAGAGCTGGGGCAACTACACGGGCGTATATCCGTCTGTCACGGATGTAAAGGATGCGTTCGTCTGCGTTCGCCGCATGTTCGATTGGCAGTATCAGACTTTTATCCTGACGTACTGGCAAAAGGTGGATCGGCCGCTGACGCTGCGCCTGATCCGCACGATTGTTGACTCTGAGAAAATTCGCCTCAACGGACTGGTGTCGCGTGGCTTCCTGCTCGGCGCAGATGTCATCTTACGCGAGGAGGAAAATCCGTTGACTGATCTTTTGCAGGGGATTATCCGCATTCACATATTCATGACACCGCCCGTAGCCGCACAGTCGATTGAGGGCATTCTTGAATACGATGTCAACAACTTCAAGGCACTGTTCGCGTAAGGAAGGAGTGAGAATACATGACAATTCCAGAAGTCATCAACGATATGCGCTGCTACATCGACGGAAACGACGACTGCATCAGCGCATCCAGTGTGGAGCTTGCTGATCTCTCGTCTATGACCACAGACGTAAAGGGCATCGGAATCGCGGGTACAATGTCCGCACCGATTCACGGGCATTTTGAAAGCCTTGAAGTCAAGGTGAACTGGCAGGTGCCGACGAAAACGGCGATGCGCTATCATGGCGGCAAGGCAATCAAGCTGGAAGCCTATTCCGATGTGCAGGGGTTTGATTCCGGTGCGGAGGAGTACACCCATGACCGTTATCGAGTGGTGGTGCGCGGGCGCGTCAAGAGTTATTCGGGCGGCAGCCTTGAGGCAGGCAATACATCGGGGAGCAGCACCACGATTGAGGCGCACTACTATAAGCTCGAATATGGCGGCGAGACGCTCGTGGAGATCGATAAGTACGGCTACAAGGCAGTGATCGGCGGGAAAGATCTGCTGGCGCAGGTTCGCAAGAATATCGGCATGAACTGAGGAGGACACGACAATGGCAGATGACAAAAAGAACGAACTGGATATCACACCAACGACGGAAGCGGAGGGCGTGGAAGTATATGACGCTGAACCTGTTGACGAGGCGAACGTGATCCACCTCAAGAAACCGATGCGCAGCGGCGTGACGGAGATTCATCTTGACTTCGACCGCGTGACAGGCTACATCCTCCTGAGGTGCGAGAAGGAGGCAAAGAAGGATGATCCGCTGATTAGCGTTATGGCACTCTCGCAATCGTATCAGGCACGCGTTGCAGCGGCGGCGGCAAAGGTGAAATATGATGAGATTTTGGAACTTTCGGGCGCGGACTTCACGGCTGTCTGCCTCAAGGTACAGAATTTTTTAATGGGATCGCGCTAGGGGAAAACCTCCGGCGCTCTGCTCTGCGCATGGCAAAATACAGCAATTCCCCCATCGGCGTGTTCCTTGAAATGCCGACGGGGGAATTTGGCTGTTGGATGAAAATCATGAACACAGAGATCGACATTGAAAATGAGGCGGCAAAGAAGGCCGTAAATAAAAAATAGCCGCCTTGCGGGCGGCTCTATGGAATTATGGAAGATAGCGGGGAGGGGGTTGTGTCGGGACGGGGGACGCGTCATCATTGCGGTGAACGAAATTGTAGACAGTTTCAAGAAGCGCAGAGATTGAATCCGTCGTCGCTGCAACGGCGTTCATAGCCAGTATACAAAAGAGAACGCCGACAATCAGGACAAGCAAAATAAGAAGCATGACAGCTAAAAAATCCATGTTCGTTCCCTCCAATCCGTTCACGCCGGAGTAATTCTTATATTAAGCATACAGGGGGGGTGATACTTTGTCAACCGAAAAAACATTCGCGCTTGCAATCGCACTCAAAGCAACGATTGACGGCAGTGTTGCGGCGGGCGTTGCAAAAGCGGCGCAGTCGATTCAGAGCGTCGCACAGACCGCACATACAGTCAACGCCCAAATGGAGCAGGGGACGGCAGCCCTGCGTAAATATGAGGGCGAGCTTGCAAATATCGGCGCAAAGTCCGCGCAGTTTATGACCCTCAAGCGTGCCGTACAGGATACGTCAAGCAGCCTTACCGAGGCACGCGCCCGCGCGGCGACACTCGCAGGAGAGTTCAAGGCATCACAGCAGGAGACGGCGGCACTCAAAGCACGCGTCGATCAGGCGAAGGAAAGCCTCGACCGCATGAAGGGGACACTTACCCCCGCGACGTTCAAAGCCGCAAAAGCAGAACTTAAGAGTATGACCGTCGCATACAAGGAGAGCGAGGAGCGGACAAAGGCACTCGGCAGGGACTTTGAGGAGGCGAAGAATAAGGCGGCGCGGCTGAAAGACACCCTATCAAATCAGCAAGTCGCCCTTCAAGGTGTTCGTACGTCTCTCGCCGAGGCGGGCATATCGACAAAGAATTTTGCCGAGAGCCAGCGCGCCGCACAGGAAGCTCTACAGAAAACCATCGACAAGGAAAAAGCCGCGATAGCGCACCGCGAGAAAATGGCGGGACTGCGCGAGAAGCGTCAGGGAGCAAGTGATAAATTCAGCGCGGCAAAAGGGAACTTCCTCGAAGCTACGCTTATGGCGGGCGCGATTGCCGCTCCGCTGATCGAGTCAACACAAGAGGCAATCAAATTTGAGTCCGTCATGGCAGACGTGCGGAAAGTCGTTGACTTTGATACGCCGGAACAGTTTAAGGCAATGTCGGGCGATATTCTCAAGCTGTCAACGGAGCTGCCGATGGCGGCAGAGGGCATCGCCAAGATCGTTGCGGCGGGCGGTCAGTCCGGCATTGCGCGTGAGGATCTGCTTGCATTTGCAGAGTCCGCAACGAAGATGGGCATTGCCTTTGACATTACCGCCGATCAGGCGGGCGATATGATGGCAAAATGGCGCACGGCGTTCAAAATGAACCAGGAGGAAGTCGTTGCGCTTGCGGATAAGGTCAATTATCTAGGAAACACAACAGCGGCATCCGCGCCGCTCATCTCGGATGTTGTGACGCGCATCGGTCCGCTCGGCGAGGTCGGCGGCGTTGCCTCCGGTGAGATCGCCGCGCTCGGTGCGTCCATCGTTGGTACTGGCACATCGTCAGAGATTGCCGCAACGGGAATTAAGAACCTCATCCTCGGCATGAGCGCAGGAGCGGGGGCAACAAAGTCGCAAGCCGCCGCATTCGCTTCACTGGGCATGACCGCCGAGGATGTAGCGAGCCGGATGCAGGTAGACGCAAAGGGTGCAATCATCGATGTGATGAAGGCAATTCAGGCACTTGACGCGGACAAGCAAGCGGCAACATTGCAGGATCTCTTTGGCAAAGAATCTATCGGTGCAATCGCGCCGCTCCTCGGTAACCTTGAGAACCTGCAGGAGAACTTTGACAAAGTCGCAGACGCGACAAAGTATGCAGGGTCTATGGAGCAGGAATACGCAGCACGCAGTCAGACGACCGAGAATCAAATCCAGCTTGCGAAAAACACTCTGGATGCCGTAGCCGTCACGATTGGGAGCGCCCTACTTCCTGCCGTTGGTCAGGTGTTTGCGAGCATTGCGCCCGTTCTCACATCAATTGCTGAGTGGGCATCGAGAAATGAGGAGTTAGTGGTAATCATCGCCGGAGTGGCGGCGGGGATTGCTGCGCTTATCGTAACAATCGCAGGAATGACCTTGATCGTACAAGGTGCAGCCCTCGCTTATGCGTCATTCCAACTCGCCGCTGAGTTTGTCAAAGGGCTTCAGCTCGCGACAAAAATCGCAACAGCGGCACAGTGGGCGTGGAACGCGGCGATGACGGCGAACCCCATCGGGCTGATTGTTCTTGCCATTGCGGCGGTCATCGGGGCGATTTACCTCCTCTACACCCATTTTGACGGTGTACGAGAGTATGCAGATAAAGCATGGGAGGGGATACAGGCGGCATGGTCGGCGGCGGGCGCGTTCTTCACTCAGCTTGGATCGGATATCGTAGACGCGATATCATCCGCGCTGACCACGGCAGGAGAGTTCTTCACAGGACTCGGAACAGCAATCGTTGCAGGGATACAATCGTTCATTTCGGCGGCGATTGATTTTATTATGAGAATTCCTGAGCGCGTCGCATTTGCGATTGGATTTATGGCGGGAATCATCGTATCCCTGCCGAGGATCTATCTAAATATGGTCACGGCGATTGCGGGATTCCTTATGCGACTGCCGGGATACTGTATCGCGGCAGGGACGGCGTTCCTAGCGGCGGCAATCGCATGGTTGTCGGCGACGTATACGGCTTTTGTCGAGAGACTAACGCAGATAGTCAATGATACGTATACATTCCTTATGAATCTACCCGACTACTGTATGGAGGCGGGGACGGCATTCCTTTCAGCGGCTGCGGCGTGGCTCATTGCGGCATACACGACTGTTATCACATGGATAACGAACACCGTCAATGAGGTGTATACATATCTCATGAATCTGCCAGCACACTGCACGGAGGCGGGTGCGGCGTTCGTTGCGGCGGCTAGCGCGTGGGCAAGCGATGCGTATAATGCCGTTATGAACTGGATCAGTCAGATACCGGACGCGGTGTCGAATACACTCAGCGGCGCATGGGACAACATAAAGGCGAGCTTTTCGGGAGGATTCAACGTTGGGATCAGCGCGGCACAAAATGCACGTGGCGGAATCTACCAAAAGGGCGCATTCCTTACGACTTTTGCAGAGGAGTCAGCAGAGGCGGCGATCCCGATTGATGGTAGTGCCCGTGCGGCAAGCCTATGGAGGCAGACGGGCGCAATGCTCGGACTCCTACCGGAGCAAGCGGCGACAATGGCGATGACGCAAACACCGACCCCGATGCAGAGCCCGACCGTTGCAGTCGCCAATAAGCGCGCAGCGTCCCGCTGTCAGCGCACTGCCGCCGAGCGGCGGCATTACCATCAACTACAATCCGACCATCCACATTGACGGAGCGGCAGATGCGGGCGTTGTGGAGCAGCTGCGTGCGGAACTTGAGCGACAGAAGCAGGAACTCATTGCCATGCTTCCAACACTCATCAAGCGGCAGGACGCGCATGAGAGGAGGCTTTCCTATGCCTGATACCTACACAAGCATACAGGGCGACACATGGGACATGATTGCCTACAAGGTGTACGGCAAGGAATCCGCGATGGTGCAGCTGATTGAAGCAAACAGTGACCTTGCAAATATCGCCGTATTCCCGGCGGGCGTGCAGGTCACTTGTCCGACCATTGCGCCGGAAGCCGCACACATCCTGCCGCCGTGGAGGAGGTAGGAGATGGCGGAATACAAGAACCCATTGGATGAGTGGCTGAAAGAGCTGCCGAGCGGATCGGAACTCTCACGCCGCGCATGGATTGAAATCAAGTACGCCCCGGCGGGCGAAACGGAGGGAAAGGACATCTCAGAGGATGTGAGCAAATACCTCATATCCATGTCCTACACGGACAATCTATCCGAGGCGGCGGACGATGTGACGCTCACGCTTGAGGATCGGGCGCAGCTTTGGATGGAGGATTGGTTTCCCGAGGGCGAGGGCAATATGCTTGACATTACCATCCACACTTACAACCGCATCACACTCAAGGATGGGGAGGCGATTTTTCACGCAGGGAAATTCGAGATTGACGAGGTGGAGGTGGTCGGCTCCCCCTCCACCGTGCAGATCAAGGGCGTGTCGGTCGTCGGTGCGTCCACTCTGCGCGGCACACGGCGCAATCAGACGTGGGAGGAGATATCCGTCTGGAAATGCGCCGCCGACATCTGCGAGCGAAACAATCTTTCACTCATATGGGACTGCGAGGACAACCCGAACCTAGACCATGTGGAGCAAGCGGATGAATCGGACCTTGCGTTTTTGCTCAAAATCTGCAAAGACAACGGCATGAGCCTCAAGATCATGGCGGAGCAGATTGTTATTTTCGACGATGCAAAATATGAGGCGCAGGAGCCGATCATTACTGTCTACAAGCCAGGCGTAAAAGCAGAACTCGACGGAAAGACAATGCCGCTGCGTTGGCTACTCTCCTACAATATGCGTGCAAAGACGCGCGACACATACGGGAGTTGCCGCGTCAAGTACCAGAAAGGAAAGAAAAAAGAGGTCATTGAAGGGGCGTTCACCATCCCCGGAAAGGAGAAGGGACGCGTTCTTTTCGTGCGCGAGCAAGTGGAGAACACCGCCGAAGCCGAGCGCCTCGCAAAGAAAAAGCTGCGCGAGGCGAACAAGGAGGAAGTCACGGGGAACTTTTCGACCATCGGAAATACGAATTTCGCGGCAGGGACGACGCTCCTACTCAAGAATTTTGGGAAGTTTGACGGGAAATACATCGTAACGAAAGTATCGCACAGTGTCACAACGTCCTACACAACGAGTGTTGATATAAGGAGGTGTCTGGATGGCTACTAATTCGGGCGGCACGTCGATCTCGGAGTACATTTTCATCGGTCAGGTATCATCCTACGGCAGCACGCCGGGAACGGTCATCGTACGCCGCCCCGACAAGGACGACCGTACGACCGCCGAACTCGCCGTTATGAGTCGGTGCACGAAGGACACTAAGGACTATTGGATGCCTGCGATTGATGAGCAAGTCCTATGCGTACTTTTGCCGAATACGTCAGGGAAAGGCCCCGGCGAGGGATTCGTCATCGGCGCATTTTATAGCGAGACTGATGCGCCCGTTGAAAGCGATCCGAGCGTGCGCAGCATCCACTACAAAGACGGGAGCTATATCAAAAACAACAACGGCGCGATAGAGATTCATGCGTCAAAGTCGCTGAAGCTCACCGCGCCGCGCATTGATCTGAACTGAGGAGGAATGGATATGCCAGCAGCAACAAGACAAGGAGACAACGACACGGGACATGATGCGTGCCCGCCGCGCGGACTCGCATCCCACAGCGGCGACGTATACATCAACGGGAAGGGAGCGGGGCGCGTCGGTGACAGCTATCCGGCGCACGGATGCCCTGTACACCCGCCGCACAGCGGCAACATCGCCGCCGGAAGTGGAACGGTATACATCAACGGACGCGCAGCGGGGCGCATCGGAGACCCTGTGTCCTGCGGCGGAAGCGTCGCAGTAGGGAGCGGAAACGTATTCATCGGCGGGTGAAGAACGCCACACAGGGAAAGAGGTGATGATCTATGTATATCGGCTATATGGGTGACATAGTCTTTGTTGTATCGCCCGACTACATGATCACGCCGATGGATTACGAGCGGGAAAGCGCAGGACGATGGACAGAGCACGACCTACTCATGCGAAAGCCTGTCGGTCAGTTCGGCGGCCCCGGACTTGAAAAGCTGTCATTTAGCATCATCCTCGACGCGGCGCACGGAATCGACGTTGCCGAGCAGCTCAAGAAACTGCGCGTCATGCGTGACACGGGCGCGGTATTTCCTCTCATCATCGGCGGGAAGCCCGTCACTCAGAGCTATTGGAGACTCGACAGCATCAAGGAGACGGAGCACTATTGGACGGCAGACGGGCGTCTGCTCCAATGCACACCCTCCCTCACGCTCACGGAATACGATGACAGCAACTACGTCGAAGAGAATAGCATTGTGAATAAATATGGCAAGGGGTTCAACGCTGCGAGCAGTGTTTTAGGAGGTCTGTGACGTGCTCTATACAATCAACGGCGGTGATGTGCCGCAGATCGACTTTGCGCCCGCAACCGTCGCCGAGGAAGTCCTACAAAATATCCGCACCATTATCAGCACAATCAAATACTCTGTTCCGATGGATCGCGAATTCGGAATTGACGGCGCGATTATCGACCGTCCGATCGACGTCGCGAAGGCGCAGATCACGAATGAGATATTCCGCGCCGTGCGCAGCTGTGAGCCGCGCGCGGTGATTGAGTCCATCGAGTTTACGGGCGATGAGGTCGGGCGATTGACCCCGACGATAAAAGTGAGCATCAACGAATAATGCAGGGAGGTGAAAGTGAATGGGACTCAAGAATTTAGAGAATCTGAAGTTTGTGGATGTCAATCCAGAGGAGATGGAGATCCACATATTGGAGATCGTGGAGGGACTCTTAAAGCGGAAACTCGCACGAGCTGACCCCTTGCGATTATTCCTTCTTGGCGTTGAGGCACTGCTGATTCAGCAGCGCCTTTTGATTGACCAAGCGGCGAAGATGAACTTGCTCGCCTTTGCAAGGAAAGGATATCTCGACCATATCGGCGCGCTTGTCGGAACGGAACGCCTCGCCGCAAGTCCCGCGACGGTAACGATGAAGCTCACGCTTTCGGCGGTACGGGAACAGGCAGTCATCATTCCCAAAGGAGCACGGATCACGGCGGGGGACAATATCTATTTCGCGCTCAACGAGAACGCCATCATCCCCGCAGGCGAATTATTCGTCACGGCGACAGCGACCTGTACCGAGAACGGAGAACGGGGGAACGGCTATCTGCCGGGTGAGATCAGCAGGATCGTTGACCCTGTACCATTTTGGACAGCGGCGGAGAACACAACAAAGAGCGAAGGCGGCGCAGACGTGGAGGACGATGAGTCCTATCGCGAGCGCATCCACGAAGCCCCGGAAAAGTTTTCGACAGCGGGGCCGACACTCGCCTATGAGTATCATGCAAAGACGGCATCTGCGCTCATCGCGGATCTGTATCCGGACAGTCCTGCGCCGGGCGAGGTGGTAATCTACCCTCTCCTAAAAGGCGGAGTTATTCCCGGCGAAGAAATCCTTGCGATTGTGCGGGAGAAGCTAAATGATCGGAGCATCCGACCTCTGACGGACAAGGTGACAGTAAAAGCCCCGGAAAGCATCAAGTATGATGTGGATGCCGTATACTACATTGACCGCAATGATGCCACTGAGGCGGCTGTGATACGGGCACAGGCTGAACTCGCCGTACAGGAGTTTATCGCATGGCAGAAAGAAAAGCTCGGACGGGATATCAATCCGACGGAACTATCTTACCGACTGCGTGCAGCGGGCGTGAAACGGGCAGAGATCAAATCCCCGGTATTCACAAAGACCGAAAAGAATCAAGTCGCCATCGCTGACCACGTCAAGGTGACATTCGGAGGACTGGAAGATGAGTAAAGACCTGCAAAGCGTTTCACTCATTGATGTTTTGCCGCCGAATCTCCTCGCCGACAAACAGATCTATGCGGCGGCGCGGGCACTCGATGATGAGCTGCAAAAAATCACGGCAGCAACAAGGAACGCTCTGCTCCTGCCGCGCCTTGACGAACTGTCAGAGGAAGTCATCGACCTTCTCGCATGGCAGTGGCATGTCGATTTTTATGAGCCGTCCATGAGCATTGAGACGAAGCGTCAGCTCGTGCGTGAATCTATCGCATGGCATCGCATAAAAGGAACAAAAGCCGCCGTTGAAAAAATGGCACAGACTGTTTTCAAGGGTGGTGTTGTAACGGAATGGTTCGAATATGGCGGCGAACCCTATCATTTTCGCATTGATGTTTTGAACGCACCAAACATGACGGAGGAGAACAGGGGGCGCTTGCTTGCAGTTGTAAATGCCTCAAAAAATACAAGGTCATGGCTCGACGAACTCAGATTCCGACGCGAAGCGCAGAATGATATGTATTACGCCTCCGCACCAACCATCCACACGACCTACGAAATACGCCCGGCGGAGATCACAGACGCTACGACGGAGGCAAGGCAGTATATCGGCGCAGCAGTCTCCACGCACACGGCATACGAGGTATACCCCAACACCGTGCAGGATGCGGCGATCGGCAGCACGCTCTATGCGGGCGGAATCGGCAGTATCTACAAGAGTATTGAGGTCACGCAGACCTAGGAAGGAGTAACATATGGCAAACTGGCAAAGCGGGCAGCTCACAAAAGTGGGGCGTGACCTGCAAATCAAAGTAGAGGCGGGGCGATGCAAGCTTGAGCTGACGAAGATCAAGCTCGGCGACGGTACGGAGGACATCGGCGCGATTGACGCCCTAACCGACCTCGTCGGGCCGAAAGCAGTTTTTGGCATCAGCAGCGTCGTTGCAAAAGACGGTATGTGCACCGTGACAGGCGTAATATCTTCGTCCAACGTCACGGCGGCGTTTTATGCAAGGGAGTGGGGGCTTTTTGCCAAAGACCCCGACATCGGCGAAATCCTCTACATGATCTCGCTCGACCCGAATCCGGAATCCATCCCGCCGAAGACCGCCGCCCTCAAACAGGCGGCGACGTACGCGATGAACATCGTCGTGTCGAATGCGGCGAATATCACCGTGCGGATTGACCCTGCGGGGCTAGTCAACACGGAGATGCTTGCACGCGGGGCGCGGCTCATCAAGCGTGGGACGGCGTATCAGTACGGAGACATAGTGTATGACCCGACGATGCACACAAACCTCCTGCTCTTTTGCACGCAGGGAGGAACGACGCAGACCAACTACAAGGACTATCGGGGGGCATCGATCGGACAGGAGTACACCGACGGCTCTGCAAAATTCTATGTTCTCGAAGGCGTAGAACGTGGCAAGGATTTGTTTGTGCACAACGGAGAGGGCGACGTTACGATGTCCACTGACCTCACAGAACCCAAAGTCGGCGTGAAGTTTGCGATTATGGGCGAGGACATCACCCTCGCACCGGATACATTTTACACGCAGCAGTTCAGGATGCTCCCCAATGGGGACTTTACACTGTCGTAAACAAGAAAGGAAGATGAAACATGGCAGGAAATTTTGTACCGCCGACACAGAGCAGCACGCTCGGAACGTCGGGCAACAGATGGGCGGGCGGCTTTTTTGACGAGCTCGCCGTCAAGACGCTCAAAGTCATCGGCGGCGGAACAGAGAATAACGCACAGCCCGCGACGATCGGGTGGGTGAAGCAAGCATTTTCAAGTTTGCTGAAATCCGCGCTAGACGCGGCAGGGCTTCGAACCGTCAGCAGCGGGAAAACGGGGTATATTTGTTTTGGGAGTCTCTTTGGCGGCTTAATTATTCAGTGGGGAGAGCCGGCGTGGGAGGTCGGACAAATGTATACAGATGTTTCCTATCCCGTAGAGTTCAAGAAAACGCATTTTGTTATTCCTCTTGACGTAACCTACTTTAACGGAGCTGGAACACCGAAAATTACACCGCTGACCGTCGTTCAGCAGGATACGACTATGACCAAGTTCAGGGCGTTGACAACCGATACTAATATTGGTTCTTTTACGTATTTGGCTGTTGGTTTCTGATAGGAGGACACTATGTTAGAGATACTCTCCAAATTTGACACAACAGGGCGTCGTGAAGCGACTGTACTTGAGCGCGTCCATTACATCACCAACGAGGAGCGACAGGCATACATCGACGTCGGCTACATCCCCATCTCCGACGAGGACTACCAGCACTACATCGGCAACCGTGGCACGGGCAACAATGGAACGGGCTACATCCGCGACCCAAATACGGGAAAGCCCGTCTCCGCGCCTCCTGCTCCACCCGTTGAATCAGAGGTGCCAGAGCCACCCGTCGATGAGGAGCGTCTCGCCGCATTTGAGGCAATGGCAGCGCAGGAGGCCCGCCTCGTCGCACAGGGGGAGCGCATCGCGGCACTCGAAGCTGAACTTTCTGCGCTGAAGGGAGGTGAAGGAAAATGAAGAAGTGGCCATACATGATCCCTGTCTACGCCTATCTCGTACGTCGTGGAACGTGGGCAATCTCCGAGGAGGATAAGAAGGATGGGCAGAAGGTCGTCCCCGAGGTCTACCGTGAGGACGTAGCCGCGTACCTTGTCGAGCACACAGCGGGATGAACATGAGCGCAGAATAGCCGTCATGACAAGTGGCGGCTTTTTCTGTGCAGAGAAAGGAGTGATGCCTGTGCAGGGCATTTTGACATGGCTCGCGGATTGCGTGCCGACAGGGACGGAGGTGGAGACAGGGAGTATGGTAGCGGTAGCAGGTGGGCTAATAGCCTACCTTTGCGGATGGGACAAAGCGATGGAAGCACTTCTTGTACTCATGGGGATGGATTACGTGACCGGATTGCTTGCCGCAAAAGTCAATCCAAAACTCGGTGGATGGAGCAGCAAGGTCGGCTTTCGGGGGATTTGCAAGAAAGTGCTCATCCTCTCCATTGTTGCCCTCGCGCATTTTATCTCTGATCTCACAGGCGGCGAGGCGGCCCGTGTACTTGTGATATGGTTTTTTATCGGGAACGAAGGGCTGTCCATCATCGAAAATGCGGCGAACTCCGGCGTTCCTGTACCGAAGAAACTGCGTGATACGCTGGAACAGCTGAAAAACGAGAAGGATGAGAAGAAAGGAGAGCAGAAATAATGGCACACGTATTACATCCGTCGCAGATGCGGCGCGTATCGCCCGCAGAGCTCGAAGATCTTGCAGGGCGTTACCGCGAAAACATCCAAGCGGCCGCCGAATATGTCGGACGCGAGACTAAGGTCTACCTCCATTGGTCGGCAGGGCACTACGGGCAATTCTGGGACGACTATCATGTCCAGATTGACAAGGATGGTGAGATCTACGTCATCGGTGACGGCGAACTCGACGATGTACTCGAGGCGACATATCGCCGTAACAGCGGCAGCGTGAGCATCTGCATCCTCGGCTGTCTGGGGGCAACGACGAACAACCTCGGCGCAGAGTCGCCAACGCCCCTGCAGATCGAGGGCATGGCCAAGGCAATCGCCGCACTCAGTAACGGGCTCTGGCTGACAATCGACAAGCAGCGTGTCCTCACGCACGGCGAGGCGGCGGACAATGAGGACGGTATCTATCCTCATGACCCGTATGGACCCAAAAACGGCTGCGAGCGTTGGGATCTCGAATACCTCGGTACGATGGAGAGTCCCAAATACCACCCGTGGGCAGAGGATGGCGGGCGCGGCGGCGACGTGCTGCGCGGAAAGGCGAACTGGTACCGTAAGACCTGGCAGGAGCAGGGAGGAACGCCCAATGATTGAGCGCATAAAGGTCTTTTTGGATAAGCACTATCTTTTTTACGGGGTTATCAAGTGGGTGCTGATTGTCGCTGTGATTGCAGGATTAGCTGCTATCGTTGATCACTTTTCGACACGTCAATCGACGGCGGAAAAGCCCGCCGTCATGACGCAGGAAGAGACGCAGGATGTTAAGGCTCTGCGGGAGCAGCTCGACATCTCACGCGCGAATGCGAACGCCCTGCAAAAGCGTCTTGTCGAGGCACAGACAGGGCAGCGTGCGCCGTCTACGACTTACTACGTCACAGCTCCGACGGTGGAACGAGCCGCGCAGGTGGTTGAGCGTCAGATCAGGGAGGATGATCCGACACTGCCACATGCAGTGCGCGAAAAGAGTGACCGTACTGTGGTCACTCCGATTATTAAGGACAAGGACGGCAAAGAGCTGCCGGCAGAGGAGCAGAAAGTTGACGTCTACAAGGTCGATCTGCGGAAAGACCATCGCATCAAGGCGGGCGCGTCCGTCATTGACGGCAAGGCTCTCATGTCGATTGGCTATGAGCAGGGCAGGTTTGAAGCACTCGCTCACTTTGACGGCTCACGCTATAAGGGCGCGACCGTCACATACAATATCATAGAATGGTAATTCATCGCCCTGGGGCTTCGGTTCTGGGGCTTATTTTTGTGTGTTTTTAATCAGGAAAAACAAACTCACAAAATATCAATAATTTTAGATAAAACGCTAGATATAAAATCAATATTGTGATATGGTGTGTGTCAAGAAGCAAAGGTTATTTCAAGAGAGGAGAATGCAACATGAAAGCCCTTATTTACCCGGCAGAGAGAGAAGCCAGCACCCTCCAGGAAATCCGGCACACAACCACCGTCGGTGCCCTGATCGAGTTCCTGAAAGGGTACGACGAAGACCTGCCGATAGTCCTCAGCTTCGATGGGGGCTACACCTACGGCAGCATCGACGAGTTCCGAATCCAGGAATGGGACGACGCGGAGGATTAAGCCGAAACGCCCGCAAGGGCGTCCGTGCAGGACAGCAACCTGCACGCTGATGAGGCAAGCTGGATTGAAAGGAGAATGCGAAATGGCAACGAGAGCAGACAATCGCCTGATGAAGAGCCTGACCTTCGGGTGCGAACTTGAGTTTACGGGTATCACGCGAGAGCAGGCGGCAAAGGTGGTCGCTAAATTCTTTGGAACGGCAGCATGGTATGAGGGAGCAGGGTACGACAAGCGAATCGTAAAAGACAACTGCGGACGCAAGTGGGCGATCATGCGTGACAGCAGCATTTTACCGCAACGGAAGGGGGCCGGATATGCCAGCGAAGACTACAAGGTGGAGCTTGTAACGCCGATCCTCTACTACAGCGACATCGAAAATCTGCAGCAGATTGTACGGGACTTGCGGCACGCAGGTGCGAAGGTCAACCGCAGCTGCGGAATGCACATCCACGTCGGCGCAGAGAAGTTCACACCAACGACACTGCGAAATCTTTCTAATCTCTTCGCCAATAATGAGGACATGATTTACAAAGCCCTTCAGGTCGATGAGGAGCACCGTAACATCGATTACTGTAAAAAGACCTCCGAATCGTATCTGAAAGAGCTGAACGAAAAGAAACCGAAGACGGGAGAAGCGTTCAGAATGATCTGGTACAATGATAGAACCCCTTACGCCTACCACCGTCACTACGATGACAGCCGCTATCGCGGACTCAATCTCCACGCCTTCTTCACAAAGGGGACGGTCGAGTTCCGACTCTTCAACGGCACGCTCCACGCGGGCAAGGTCAAAAGCTACATCCAATTCTGCCTTGCGCTTGCACAGCAAGCCCTTCGCCAGAAGAGGGCAAGCACGAGGAAGGTCATGAGCACCAACGAGAAATATGCATTCCGCTGCTGGATGCTCCGTCTCGGATTGATCGGCGATGAGTTCCGCACTTGCCGCAGCTTCTTCCTCAAGCACCTCGATGGAAACAGTGCATGGCGGTACGGCGCGGCAGCATAAGAGCAGGAATGGGGAGCCGCAGGAAACGGCTCCCCGTAGAAAGGATGAATTACATGAAGAAGAACTACTACATCGCGTATGGCAGTAACATGGACTTTGCGCAGATGCGGCGACGCTGTCCAGATGCGGAGCTTGTAGGGGCTGGTATCGTCAAGGGCTACGAGCTTTTGTTCAAAGGCTCCGGTAGTGGCAGCTATGCCACTATCGAGAAAAAGACACGAGCCAAAGTCCCCGTCCTTATCTGGCAAATCAGTCCTTCGGATGAGGAAGCCCTCGACCGTTACGAAGGATTTCCGACCTTCTACTACAAAACAGAGCTTCCAGTCAAGATGCAGGACGGCGCACAGATTACAGGCATGGTCTACATCATGCACGAAGAGCGGAGGCTCGGATCCCCCTCACAGTGGTATGCTCGTGTGCTTTATGATGCATATTCCAACTTCGGCTGGGATTGTGGCATCCTGGACAATGCCCTGAAAAAGAGTGCCGCCGCACAGAAATGTATTTCCCGCTAGACAAAAATCCAAAGATGTGTCTATAATGAGAAACAAAACAGGAGGTGCGGCGCATATGGAGGAAAAAAAAGACGGCAGGGGCGGCGCACGCCCCGGTGCAGGACGACCTCGTGTCCCGAAAGAAGAAAGCAAAGAACGACCGCGCTACGGCACGCGTGCATGGCCGGAGGAATGGGAGATCATCAAGCGGTACATCAAGGCAATACGAAAAGAACCGACGCTCGCAGAAAAGGCAGTCGAGCGTCTGGAAGCGCAGATCGTAAAGAAACGTGAGAAGGAGAATGAACATGGCAAGAAACGAAGATAAGGTGCGCGGCGCGCTCTACGGGGTCGCGATTGGAGATGCCCTCGGCGGGCCTCTTGAATTTATGAATGCCGAGCAGATTAAGCAGAAGTACAGCGGACGCGTCACAGAGATGGTCGGCGGCGGATGGCTGAGCCTCACGCCGGGGGAAACAACGGATGACACAGCCATGACACTCGCCGTCTGCGAGGGTATCATGGAGAACCCATCTGCACCGATTGAGGCAATCGGGCGACGATTCATCGAGTGGGTGGACACTGCTCCGAAAGACATTGGAATGACCTGCTCACGCGCAATCGGTATCGCACGCACAAACCTCTCCACAGGAATGGCCGCGGAGGCGGCATGGGATGCAGCAGGGAAAGCGACCGCGAAGGAGAATGGTAATCGCAGCGGTGGTAACGGGGCACTCATGCGCACCATCGGCACCGCCCTCGCATACGAGGATGAAGATGATCGAGCGAATTATACGACACGGATCGCCGAGATGACACACTACGACGATCTCTCCTCAGACATCTGCCGCTATTATGCCGATGCCGTCCATCATTTCATCAAAGATGAACGGGACGCAGGAGTCAGAACTCTCGATATGATGTCGGTATACGGATTCGGCAGCTGCGTCAATCCATCCGGTTGGGTACAAGACAGCATGGAGTGTGCCTACCTTGCGTTCACTACAGAGACAGACTTCGAGAACGTGCTCATTAAGGCAGTCAACCTCGGCGGCGATGCCGACACCATCGGTGCGATCACTGGAGGACTGGCAGGAGCGTACTACGGATACGATGCCATTCCACAGCGATGGATAGAGGCGATCCCCGCAGATATCCGAGAAAGACTAGACTCTTTCGCGAAATGGGTTGTTAGATGACCCATTTCTGAGGACAAACCATTCATGTGGAGAACGTTTGCCTGCTGAGAAAACAAAAATAAATGAAAGGGACAAATAATGGATACATTTCGACCAAGATATCAGGTTCCATTCGACGACTATGAGCCTGCCCTTATTGAATGGGATGCAGATGAAGAGATCATTCATATACCTAATGATTTATTCGAGGAGAGTATGGATTATGATGATCAAGATGACCAGCATCTACATCGCCGCGAGAATTTTGTAGATTACGATATTATCTTAGATCATCATATATTAAAGGGACAACACGGAAGCCTGTTGACAGCTGTGGACTGCACCCTAGATAACGGACAAGGAAGAAAAATCCCTCCTGTTGTAGAATA